AGCTTAAGGATTTTAATTTGTTATTTATATCTTGAGAATCGTTTAATATAAACACTTTCGAAAAATGAAAGTTTGAGGAGGAATGTATGTTTCTCAGCATAAAAAGTATGATTTATTCTTAGGAGGTTTCAGATAAAGATATAATTTGTTTTGTTTTTGAATAAATATGATGAAATTATACAGCTTCTTTTGTGGCTGCTTCTGCTTTGAGGCGGGCATTCTCTAATTGAAGGACTCTAATTTCCTTGTCTCTTTGAGACAGTAGTTCTTCAGTTTGACGGGTGTATTCTTCCAGTAGTTTTTCATAATTTGTTTTATCCACTTTAGAATTTGATCTGAACATACTTCCTTCACCTCGTAATAACCATTCTGAAGAAATAAATTCAAATTGGGTTAGTATTGATTCTAATATACTATATTTAATATCACTATCTCTATTGAATATATTAGAAATAGTACTTTGAGGCATAGATATGCGTTTCGAAAATTCGGTATCAGATATATTTAAGTATCTGATTATCTCTTTAATTCGTTTGTTTATAGCCCTTTCCATATTTTTATTATTTAGAATTTGTACAAATAATCAATTTGGGGTTATTTTTTATGCTTTAAATTTTGATGCAACCCAAAATGGGTTTATCTTTGCATCATCAAAGTCAGTATCTCAGTACCGATTTCCAAATATACAAAAGAAATTTGAAAAATCAATTCTGGGGGACAAGTCTTAAAGGAACTTGGTAGATTTTGATAGCGCTCTTGCATCAGTTTACAGCTTCTCCTTTTTTAGTGAGCGGAACTCTACATTCCGGATGCAGACATGTTGGACATCTCCGTGTGAAGATGCACGGTACCGTACAATGGGGCAATCATGCAACTGCCCGAGGGGAAACAGTCCGATGGAATACCCGGCATGATAATCGTGAGCATAATGCGCTGCTTGTAGGTAATGGGAAGCCTTTCACGATGAAAAATAATAATCAGCACAGATTTATGAACTAATGTAAAGCGTCCGATACAGTCCTATATGAATCGGTATAAAGTATGTAGTGTTGGGGGCGGCTACACACGCTTAACAAGATATACGAGATCGCCTCGCGTCAGTAGGCGGATTTCCTTCCTGTAAAATTCGGGCGAAGAAACGTATTGTTGCGTTGAAGGAAACAGATAATAAAGTATGGGCGGTTAGCTTATCGGTTAGAGCTTCGTGTTGCGCAACCAATTCAAAACGAGTGAGAAGGGTTCGACTCCTTTACCGTCCACAATCCTGATAGTAATTTAAAATCATATATAATAACTATGAACAAAATAAGTAAAGCAGCACTATGCGTGTCGGCAATGATAGTTTTATTGGGATACGCCGGAAGTTTTGAATATGCGGAAGAGATAGTGTACTCTCTTACTGAAAAGCAATATGAAGCGATAAAGAACGACTTAGGAGGAAAGGCAAGTGATAAGCAAATAGCAATGAAATATCAAGAAAACAAAGAATATTATGACTCGATTAAGTAATAAGGAGAAAATTGATAATACAGAAATGATCCCTGCAAAAGACAAGCCGATCAGTAAAACGATTAATAACATGAAAGTAGGGGATGTAGAAAGGTTCCATATTTCTAAAAGCCGATCTGTAAAAAACAGGGTGTATGACTATAATATTGAGCACATTGAAGAAGGCTTCTTGTGTAAAACGTGTGTCGAAAGGGATAAGTTTATAATATGTGTGAAAAGAGAAAAGTAAATATACGCCAAGTTCCTTTAAGACTTTGCGTGTTAAGTAGCCTGTGAAGGTGAACATTGTGAATTTCGTTTTAACTCGATGTCAGTTTTGCGGCTGACAGGGCGGTAAGTATTCTAGGTGAAACGCTGCATATCAGAAAGACAGGTTCGAATCCTGTACCGTCCACGCTCGCGAGGGTAGTTTATTTATTTAGAATTTTAGATTTAGATTATCAAGTCCTGCATCAGGCGTGATGCAGGCATTTTTCTTACCATGATGTTTAATTTTTATATAATATACCAATGAAAGTGACGCTGGATTTATACCAATTGAAGAATATAATATCTGATATGGTGCAAGTAGGGTATATGAATGCGGTGAAATGCTATGAACCGACAAAAGATAGCATCAGTAGGAGAGAAGTGGTCAGATGGTTTGCCAATATGAATTTGGATACCGAGCTTATACGGCAAATGGAGGATGTTGGGTTGATCAAGGGTAAACGAAAAGGTTCCGGCCGGAATTCTCCTATCTATTATTCGAAAGCGGAAATAAAGCAGGCTTTATCTGCAATACAAATGAATAAGTATATTAATGTATAGAATTTATAAAAATAAAGGAGATTATTATCAATGAAAACTTTACAAATCAGTGAACAAAAAGCTAGAGAACTCTACAGAAGTGGTTACTGCGAGTTAAAATCTATTCTGGAAGAGTCTTTTGGAAAAGATTTTTTCTCTCAAAAGATAACAGATAGAGTTAAAACCTATGAAGATGCATGTCACGAATTAAGTACCAGTCCTCTTGATGAAAATAAGTTGATGGAACTCGGTCTTACTAAACATGATATTGCTTATCAAAAGTTGGCAACCATTGTCAAGGCCCTTAACGAAGGTTGGGTACCGGATGTATGTGATGATAGGGTTTATAGATGGTACCCATGGTTCGTCACTAATGGGTCTCCTTCCTCTTTCGCTTTCCGCGATTCGGGTTGCGTTAATGCGTTTGCGGGTAGCGGGTCTCGCCTTTGTTTGAAAAATAAAGAATTGTCAGAATACTGTGGTAAACAATTCATTGACCTTTGGAAACAGTTCATTCTTTAATTAAATATTTATTATCATGAAAAAAGAAAATAAAAAGATTACAGATTTAGTCAAAACTTTTGATGATGCCCGTAAGTTGACCGGTAGACCGGATGTTCCTGACTTTTCCAATCTTCCCACTGACATGCGTAAACATTTTGAGGCACAGTATAAGATGATTGTAATTGCAGAAGCCCTTAACGAGGAATGGATTCCTGATTGGGATAATCATAATGAATATAAGTATTATCCTTGGTTTGAAATGTCTCCTTCCTCTTTCGCTTTCGACGCTTCGGATTACGCTTATGCGCATGCGGGTAGCGGGTCTCGCCTTAAATTTCGGACATGCGAGCTTGCAGAATATGCAGCAAAGCAATTTATTGATATTTGGAAAGATATCCAGATAGCATAGGATTAAAGGTTGCCTGCCCTTGTCTCCTTCCTCTTTCGCTTTCAACGATTCGAATTACGATAATGCGAATGCAGGTAGCAGGTCTCACCTATGTTACAATAATCCAATGGGCAGGGACCTCACCTCTTGGTGGAAAATAACAATTCAAACGGTGTTGGTAGGGCTTATCCGAAGACTCTTATTAGAAACAAAGGCTTATGAAACGATTTGGGAATTTATATTCACGTATATGTAGTCTAGATAATCTTTATCTAGCATATTCCAAAGCGAGAAAAGGCAAAGGGAATACTTATGGGGTCATTCAGTTTGAGAAAGAATTGGATGACAACATAAATGCTCTTCATAAGGAACTGTCAGAAGATAAATACGTTACTTCTGAGTATCAAACTTTTATCATACATGATCCTAAGGAACGTGAAATATACCGGCTCCCTTTCCGTGATCGCGTTGTTCATCATGCGATAATGAATATCCTCGAAGATATATGGACTCCAATATTTATTTCACATACTTATTCGTGTATTAAGGGCAGAGGTATCCATGGAGTAATGAAACATCTAAAGAAAGATTTGAAAGATATCCAAAATACAAAATATTGCCTGAAAATGGACATTCGTAAATACTATTCGTCAATAGATCATTTGATACTTAAGAATATTGTTCGAAAGAAGATTAAAGACAAACGTCTTCTTGAGTTACTCGACGGTATTATTGATTCTGCTCCGGGAATACCTATTGGTAATTATCTTTCGCAGTTCTTTGCAAACTTGTATCTATCTTACTTTGATCATTGGCTTAAAGAGGAAAGGCGTATAAAGTATTATTATAGATATGCTGATGATTTGGTAATACTTTCATCAAACAAAGAAAAACTTCATTCCCTGTTTGGAGATATAAAAACATATCTGAATAATAAGCTTCATTTAGATTTGAAAGACAATTATCAAATATTCCCGGTTGATAATAGAGGAATTGACTTTGTTGGCTATGTTTTCTTTCACACTCATATTTTAATGCGGAAAAGTATCAAGAAAAACTTCTGTAGAAAAGTAGCAGTGTTGAACAAAAAGAAAACTACATCCTGCGACTGTAAGATAGCACTTTGTTCATGGATGGGATGGGCAAAACATTGTAATTCAAAGCATTTAATTAAAACTATAATCAAAAATGAAAAGGTTTTCTGATTTTGGAATTGACATTGACGCGGGACGTAATATTTTCCCTGTACAGCAAATATCAATAACCGATATACTCAACTGTGAGATAGAGGTAATTGACTATGAATCTGGAGTTAAAACTCAACATGGAGATAATCGTTGCGTAGTCAAGATTAAGCATGAAGGAGCTGAATATAAATTCTTTACTAACTCTTCTCCGATAAAAGAGGCACTTAGTAAAATTTCCAAAGAAGATTTTCCATTTATAGCTACAGTACGGGTTAAAAAACTTGGTACTGGTAATAACAAAATATATTATTTCGCTTAAAATTATACAATTATGAATTTACAAGGAAGTATTGACCTGCTTAAATTAGAACTGGCAGGTATTGCAACTATTAAAGGGAAAAAATGTTTAGTTATCCCTATCCAAGAAAATGATATTTATATCAATATGAATGAAGATCTAAAAGCTAAAGCAGCTTATCTTAGGTTATCAATATTTGAGCGTAGGGAAGTAAGTCGATATGGAAAGACACATTATGTGAAGCAATCATTTTCAACGGAGTTTCGAGAATCTACCAGTAAGGACGTTCTGGATAAGAAGCCATTTTTAGGAGATATGAAACCGTTTGTATTTGATAGCAATAACAGTGCTGCAATTGTAGATGCTCCAATGGAAAGTACTGATGAAAAAGATGATCTTCCTTTTTGATGGGTAAATAAAAATGTATATATAATTCATTTTGTTTTAACTATAACATAATGCCGGTGTAAAGGACGCTGTCGGGGAATGCCCCAGAGTATGATTTATATTTTTGTATATTCTGGTGTGACTTGATCGTCTATCCAGAAACTACTTTGTTAGCCTGCCCGCGATGTCTGTGAAGATATAGCGGGCAAATTTTTATAAAAGAGGGATGATAAATATGGAAATATCAAGAACAGAAATAATTTCAATCATACGTTTGCTGGAACAGGGAATGTATGCAATAGAGAAATATTCCCCTGTGACTTCTACTGAAAGGAATGTTTCCAGGAGGATGAAACAAAAGATTAAAAAACTAAAAAAACGATATGATCATGTTATATGCAATAAAGGTAAGGTTGAATGATAATTCAAAAAAGGTATATTATTCCAATAACTTTAAAGAAGCCTATGAAATGTTTAGGAGGATGGGGAAAAGATTGATTAAAACAAGTTTGTTCATCAAGAGTAAAATGTACGAAAAGCTAGAAGGGAGTTTAAGGAAAGGGGTCTTTTATGGATGGTGTGGAGAAGAAGCGACAGAAGTGGGAATTGAGATGTTCCCATGTTCCAGTATTCCTCAGGAGGAAAGGTTTTATACACCAGAAGAGGCATTGGAAGATTTACACTGGATTATCTTTCAAAAGGAGCTGAACAAGGCTACAAAAAATGAAGTTCAAGGAGTTAATGACTATAAGATTCATTATGGAAATAAATACAAATATTAGTGTTTTCAAGGCTTTGAAGGAGTGCAAAACGGAGCAGGAAGTAACAGCTCTCTTTAACTCTCATTCAGAAATGCATGGGAGCTCTTGGTTTTTAGAAAAAGTATCTATTAAAATGAAGGAACTTAAAAATGAAATTAAGAAAGTCGGAAGTCAAGTTTGATGAAGAATATCATAAATATTTTCTTAAAGGGAAAGAGTTGAGCGGTATAACTAGGATTTTATCAAAGCATATATTTGCAGGAAAATACAAAAATATACCGGAATATATACTACAAAGAGCCGCGGAGATAGGAAAATATATACACCGGGATTGTGAACTTGCTGATAAAGGAGTAGAACCTAAAACAGAAGAAGGGAAATCTTATCTTAAACTAAAAGAGTTTTATGATCTTAACATTGCCGAGTGTGAGTATATTGTGACAGATAATGAATATTTTGCTAGCCCAATAGATAAGGTCTTTAAATCAGGTAAAAATAAAGTAGATCTTGGAGATATTAAAACTACTTCTGAATTGGACTTAAAATATCTGAGTTGGCAACTTTCGATATATGCTTTCTTGTTTGAACTTCAAAATCCTTATATAACAGTAAGGAAGTTATATGGAATATGGCTAAAGGGTAAAAGAGCTAAACTGGTTGAAGTTAACAGAATTGATCCAAGGGTTATCAGGGAACTTCTCTTATGTGAAATAGAAGGAAGAGCGTTTATTTATCCTTTGGAGTTTATAAATAAGTAAAGAAAATAAAGGAATAAAATGGGAACCTGGTTTGAATGTAAGATCCGTTATCAAAAAATAATGGAAAATGGTAAAGAAAAGAAAGTCACGGAATTATATATTGTAGATGCTTTGAGCTTTACAGAAGCTGAAGCGAGAATTATAGAAGAAGTGCAACCTTTTATGACCGGAGAATTTGTAGTGTCGGATATTAAAAGGGTGCCGTATTCGGAACTTTTCCCGAGCAATGAGGAAGCTGCGGACAGATGGTATAAATGTAAGATAGTGTTTATAGCTATAGATGAAAAAAGTGGAGCGGAGAGAAGAACATCTACGCATATTTTGGTTCAAGCTTCAGATTTAAGAGACGCTGTAAAAAAGTTGGATGAAGAAATGAAAGGAACATTGGGAGATTATCAAATAGTTTCTATAGCTGAAACAATGGTTATGGATGTATACCCGTATTCTACAGATTCTTCAAAAGATAATAATAATGTCAGAGACAAGGGAATTATTGATGAAATGTCATATGCAAAAAAAAGTGTTCTGAAAGAGTGTGAAGTGAATGAAGGAAGACAAAGGGTACGCGAGACACAGGCAGAGATTAAACAAAAAGCAATGTTTGATGTAAGGCTGTATTTAAATGCTGTCATTGATCTTGCTGAATCAGATCCGGATGCGCGAACATGGTATTTGGGATGTGGGGCTCTTCTGATAGAAAATAATGATATTCTGAAACAAAAAACGGATTAAGGAGGATACCCGGATGACTTATGAAGAAATGAAAACCCAATTTAACTCAGAAAAACCTAAAAGAGTATTTCGGGACGAAGAGCATAAACTTCAAAAGTTTTGCGTTAGATGGTTCAGAATGCAATATCCTGAATTAAAAAATTTGCTATTTGCTGTTCCAAACGGAGGAAGAAGAGATGAACTTACAGGAGCTAAATTGAAAGAGGAAGGGGCCACTCCGGGAGTATCTGACTTGATTCTCTTGAAAAGCAATAAAAAATATAGCACTTTATGTATTGAGATGAAAACAAAAGTGGGAAGGCAGTCTGAATCTCAAAAAAAATGGCAAAAAGAGGTCGAAAGTGTTGGAAATAAATATGTTGTATGTCGATCAATAGAGGAATTTATGAATGAAGTAAATAACTATTTATCATAAAAGAAATATTTTCAGTTTGGTATTTTAGAAAATTGAGTGTATATTTGCAGTGTTCTTCGCCAAAGAATATTTTTATTGCTTAGATACATGGATTTTTTATATCCATAAGACAGATTTATATCTAATAATATAAGCTGTTCGCATTCCCTTGTAGGCTATGTATCTTTGCGGATAATAGTGTTCTTTGGCGAGAAACAGGGAAGCGGACAGCTTTCTTTGTATATATAACTCGAAATTCAACTACAATGCCAAAGAACTTGAATTTGAGAGACAATCGAAATATAGTAAATTGTGGACTCACGTCTGCACACGAAACGTGCATCAATCTTAATCCTCTTGAAGACTTCTTATCTCAAACGATTAGTCCGGGAGACTTGATAGTCTCTTTGACCGATCTCCTTATTGATTATTCTCTAAACCATAATGATGGTAATGACGATATATTCAGAGATAATGTCGGTACAATTGCTCTGCTAATTGATGTTTTGAGAGAAGTAGATCGCGAATAATCTAATATTTTAATAATGGCAATATGAAATTAATTAAAAAAAAGGTCACGGAGATAGAACATATCCCGAAATGTCCTTAAAGTTGATGATGTATATGTATTACCTAATAAAATGTTTGTATGGCACGTATACGAACCATTAAGCCAGAATTTTGGGAAGATACAAAAATAGGGCGTATAACAAGGGATGCAAGACTAATTTTAATATTTCTATGGTATTCATCTGATAATGACAACAAGTCTAACTATACATTAGATTTTGTAAAAAAGGGAGCTAATTTGCACAGGTACGGAAAAATTATTCATGAGAAAGTCATACAAGAATTATCAGATAATGGATTAGTCGAAATATTAGATAGCAAATATCTAAAGTTAATACCAAGAAATATTCTAGGTATAAGGCGTTCAGATAGATTCGATGTACAAGACTGGGGAGAGTGGAAGAAAATTAGTGAAATTGTCTTTAAAAGGGATAATTATACTTGTTTCTATTGCGGACGGTCTGATTGTAAAATGGAGATAGACCATTTATTGCCTGTATCAAGAGGCGGAAGTGATAATATTTCTAATTTGGTTACTTCATGCAGAAGATGCAATGCGCAGAAGCATGATAAAACTTTAGACGAATTTTTGGAATGGAGGAAATGCAATGAGAGATAGTTTTATTTTTTATAGAAGTTTCTATGAAGCAATAAAGGATCTGCCGAGAGATATTCAGGGTGAGATTTACACGGCTATAATGGAGTATAGCCTATATGGTAATGAAGCTGAGAATCTAAAGCCGGTCGCTCGTAGTATCTTCACTTTGATAAAACCTCAAATTGATGTCAATAACAAACGTTTTGACAATGGATGTAAGGGTGGAAGACCAAAAAACGATAACCAAGAAGAAACCAAGCCAAAACCAAACGATAACCAAGAAGAAACCAAGCCAAAACCTAATTATAATGATAATAAGAATAAGAATGTAAATGAATATATCCCCCCTATAATCCCCCAAGGGGATGTAGCACATTCAGACGAGCATCATGAAACGATAGATTATAATGCTCTTATGAATACATTCAATAGGATGTTTGAAAACAAACTCCCTAGAATATCATCTATGACGGATAAGAGGAAGAAATCTGTAAAAGCAAGGGCTTCCGAACACGGGAAAACATCCATTATTGATGTTTTCAACAACGTGGCCCAGTCTGCATTTCTTCTAGGACGCAATAACCAAAATTGGAGATGTGATTTTGATTGGATATTTAAACCGACAAATTTCATAAAAATATTGGAAGGAAACTATAATGGGACAAGACTTAGTAAAAATCAACAGGATAGCGAGCAGCGAAAACGTGATTCAGTTCTTGCAGTCGCTACAACCGTCAGAGAAGCTGCCGCAAAAAAGAGAAAGGAACTTGAAGCAGAAGGCGTTATTGAATAAATATCCTGATCCTGCACAATTTATTCTTGATTACAACCCTGATTTGCAATTCAAACTTGTCAGATGTAATGCAACTCATTCAGAACTGGCATTGAATGACAGTATTCCAAGCTTAGGGTTATTGTCTTCCACTTACGGAGATGAAACCCCGATAGAATGGCTAAAGATACAGTTTGGTTCACTGAACGACTTTGCGGAGGTATCGACTAAGATAGCAAAAGAACAACTCTCTGAACTATCGGAGATATTTCTTTCGGAGTATTACTACATCAATACCGCTGAGATTTGCTTTTTTATTGCACGATTCAAGGCTGGCAAGTATGGAAGATTTTACGGAGCAATAGACCCCATGAAAATAACAAGTGCGATGTTAGACTACATATCCGAACGAAGAAAGGATATTGAGCGTAAAGAAAGGGAAGAATACAGAATGCAGCGTGAGAAAGAGATAGAAGAACGTGGGAATAACAGGATCTCTTATGCTGAATATCAAGAGTTGAAACGCCGGGCGGAATCCGGAGATGAAAAAGCCAGAAAAATGCTAATGTCCTCATGAAAGTAACTATCTACTGGGAGAACAAGTCTACTCCTGTTATCCGTAAGAGAATCTGTGATCGATTTGGCATTCCTCACTATATATCTGTAAATGGTGAGACTCAGGCAGAAATAAGTGAAGAAAATATGTCGGATCTGATAGAGTTGGTTAAACGAGGCTTTATAAGCTTAAGAAATAAATAAATCATGTTAGTAGGAACAACAAATCTTAATACGACGCTCAACCTAACCTACGTGTTGACTGACGTCGTGGAAACGCTTCTCTACGATTTGAGGAGTGAAATGGGAAAACAAGGCTATGAATTGCGTCATGATGCAAAACGCAACTTCAACACTGCGATAGCAGCAATTCGTAAATTGAAACTTGATGTTGACAAAACGCAATTATCCACACAGGAAAACTTCGGAAATGACTCCGATTGTCTTCTTGCCTTCATTAAGCTGTTAATAGATCGCTGCGGTGATGATGACAAGAAGATGTTTGAGTTCTATAATTATATCAAGCGGTATCCGTCGCAACTCGGCTTGGAGCTGTCTGATGAAAAGTGTGTGTTTGCGCATGTTTTTGAGAATAAGTAACCATTAAAACTTAGTAAAATGGACCCAAGAATACTTCTTCGTTTGGCTGCAATGTTTGTCTTTATTGCTTCGATTGTGGCTAACTTTCGAGACAGGGACGATTCAACCCTGATGTCCTTCTTATTAAATATTATTGGGTGGTTGATATTGATTTATAGTAAATTATAAACGTTTAAAACAATAAAGAAATGAGCAGAATACAGGAATTAGAAGCTGAAATACAGCGTATAAAAAAAGAAGAAGCTGATAAAAAGAAAGCATTGTATCAGCATTTTGTTGGTAAGTATGTGCGTAGAGCGCACACTTCGTATGAAAAGATTATCGGCATAGATCGTATTGATACAGACGAATTTGGCGACGAAGTGGTATTTGATAGTATTCATGTATATTACGATAATAGAGGAGATGAATACAATAATGATGCAAGTATCAATTTGCAAGACTGGGGGCAAGCCTATGCCGAAGAACTTGAAAAACAACTAATATCTCCTGAAACTTTCAATAAAGCACTGAATGATTGCATTGATTTAATAAGACGAAGATTAGCGTAAAACTATACAGATATGAGCAATAATAGCAGTTATGATAAAATGGAGTCTCTGTATCAAAAGTATGGAGGAATGGAGATTGAAACTACAAAATATAAGGGTGTTGTATGTGGGTTTACTTACAAAGTCAATGACGATTATTTAGAAGGATATATCATTGCTGTAATAGAAGAAAGAAATAATTGGCGAGGGATTCACTATTTGCAGCGTGGGGACGTTTATGTGACACATAAACAAAATCCTAAAGGCTACGATTATGTACTCCCCGATGAATTGGAATTAATATTGAATCAACGATAACCCTCAAAACGAAATAGATATGAAGAAAATATTGATAATAGAAGATTGCGTACATTGTCCGTACTTCAAAAGAATAGTCATTGATAGAAAATTGAAAGATGTCTGTTTGGGTCGCAATAAAGTTGCCTATCTTGCCAATGAAGTAGAATCTTCCATATCGAAAGATTGCCCTTTAGAAACAGCCAAAGAAGAAAGTAAATAACCCTCAAAACCAAATAGATATGAATGAAATAGAATGGAAATCCGTTCCCGGTTACTCTAATTACCAACTAAACATGGCTACGTTATCGGTCAGGAATTTATCAACCAACAAGAATCTGGTATTAAGAAAGGGTATGGTACAATTAATCGGTAAAAATGGAAATATCTCCATTAATATACCGAGATTGCTGTTTTGTGTAAGCAAAGGGGTTGATCCGCGGCGTGTCCCCAGAAACATAATAGTCGTTTTAGAAAACGGACATCCTGTTGCTTACGACAGAAGTTCGTATATGTCAGGCAAGATAAAGTCTGTTTATCATGAAAAGACTAATCAAAATCCATTGGAATCTTATACAAACGCTCGTAATTTCATAGACAATATTATATCTGCCATGGAATCCGGAGATTATACTACGGTGGTCAAATCTCTGTACGGTTACCGGGATAAACTAATAGGACGTATAATGAAAAACGGAGTAATGAGGAACGAGAACGAAGCTATCGAACTGGCTTCTGCCGCTATTGAAAGAACGGTTTCTAATATAGTATCGGGTGTTCTGGTCTTTTCCCCCTTTCAATATATGTACGGAGTCGCTAAAGGAATTTCAATGGATGTCCATAGAGCCGAAAAAGTAACCCGGGATTTTATCAGGTCTAATCCTAATTACAAATCATATGAGAAAAGAGATGTTATTTAGCCTGTTTGGCATCGAAGACCTAAGAGATCTTCCCAATGCTGTAATGAGTTTACTTCAAGGAGATATTGAGGTGAGAAACGAAGTGTACAAGGAGCTTATTCGTAATAATAATATGGATATGTCTTATGACTGGTTTCAAGAGATCTATGAGAACGAATTGTCTGAACGTAAGCAGAAAAAACAGGATTTTACTCCAAACTCCCTTGGAGTTCTCTGTTCTAAATTAACCAGTCAGGCCGGTTTGATACATGAACCTACAGCTGGAAATGGTTCTATGATAATCGCTGACTGGTGGCAGCGCTGTAAGCAAAAGATGCCATGGGAGCATTTCCCCTCACAGAACATGGTAACCTGTTGGGAACTTTCTTATCGTTCTATACCTATTCTGTTACTTAATTTGTCAATTCGTGGTATCATGGGTTATGTTTACCATGGTGATGTTTTAACAAAGGAGGTAAAACAAAAATATATTCTTCTCAATCGAAAGAATGATGCGCTTGCTTTCTCTGAGGTGATTAAAGTTGATATCAACGCTAAAATAGTAGAAGTATGAAATTAAATGACGTATATAATGAGTGGCTTCCTGTTAAAAGAAGGCAAGTTAAGGGCTCAACGCTAAGCTGTTATCAGCTTATATATTTGAATATACTTGCTCCCCGGTTTGGTAATACAGACGTAGAGAACATGGGAAAAAAGGTTGTTACAGCATTTCTCTATGAGCTTCTTGATTCTGGGACCAAATCAAAGAAATACTGTTCGGATATTCTAATCGTCATAAAGATGCTTATTCGCTTCGCCGGTGACGAATTGGATATCGATGTTCCCGACACCACCTGGAAGGTTATTTGGCCAACCAAGAATAAAGTTGTCACGCCCAAATTAGAGCGCTACACGCCTGAAGAATACCGTAAAATAGTGAGTTATGTTATGGATAATCCATCCCCTCGCAATTTAGGCATTTTATTGACTATATGCACCGGTATGCGGATAGGAGAAGTTTGTGCATTACAATGGCAGGATGTAGATCTTGTTGGCAAGGTAATTCACGTTAATAAAACGATAGAACGCATATATCTCCCTGAAAATATCGGTACCGACAAGAAAAAGACAGTGGTAGAGATAGGATCTCCTAAAACTAATTCATCAGATAGATACATACCTATTCTTAAGGACATTTTCCCTATTGTGAAGAAGTTCTCAGCCGTATGCAAGCCCGAGTATTATGTCTGTTCCTGCTCTGAGGGGTTTGTTGAGCCTCGAACTTTACGTACATATTATCGAATATTCATCCTTGAAAAAGTGAAGTTGGATCATTGCATTAAATTTCATGGGTTGCGCCACACTTTCGCAAGTACCCTGATCGAAAATAAAGTTGATGTTAAAACAGTCTCTACAATTCTTGGACATTCGGATATAAGTACAACCCTTGATGTATATGTACATCCATCGGATGAAGCCAAAAGAGGTGCTGTTAATGGAGGCTTAAAAGGAATATTCAGATAAGTAATTCAAATCAATAAAGAAATAAAGGATAAATATGGCCTGGATGGTAACCCAAAAGAATCTTAAGATTCATACCTGCATTGACGGTATAGATTCAGTTGAAGATGTCAGAGTGATAATCTCGCATAAGAAATTGAAAGCTCTTGGTGCGAAACGTAGAGTTTATAAAGACACGAGAGAGAGCTTTTTTCTTATTGAATCCGATTGTGAAATCATCCTCTAAACTTGAAGGTATGAAGAAATATTTAGCAATTGAAATTCGTGGTGAAATATTCGTTATGAATGATAATGATGAATTAGGAGGACTGATAGATAATGATGTCCCGTTTACGGTCATTGGTCATGTATGCACCGAAGAATGTAATACAACATGCTTACATTACCGTCAAGGTACGTGTCCCTGTAAAATCATGAAAGATACTTTTGGTAAAGTAATTCATGTTTTTGTGTGATTTAAAACAGATTAGGATATGAATTAAATTAATGTAAGATTTACCAGACATGAAGGAACCACATACAGGCATTGGGATATGCCATTGCCGCCAATGTCGAATGGATAAGAAGCATTGCAGTTCTAAAAAAAGAAAGTTTGAGAAACGGGCTATAAATAAGTTCCGTCGGAAACAATTGAAATTAGATGAAATAATAAAATGCAATCGTTTTGGAAAATATTGGGCTTGATCCCAATGCTTTCCGATTTTAAAAAAGAAAGGGTCTAATTATGAAACAGACAGTAGAAGAAGCCGAGAAAGAATATTATGAAAAGAATTATCCGGGTGTAGATATAAATAGGATGATGGTGGAAAATGCGTTTGAAGCCGGAGCAGACTGGCAGGAAAACAATCACCGTGTATAAGTATAGAGGAGCGATTACCGGAAGTTGGTGAACTTGTTCTTTGTAGAATGGTATCAAACGGAGCGATAGTAAGTGGATTCCTTGATCCAATTCCGGGTTGTCTTCCCAAAGTGGCTACAAGGCCTGATTTTGAATTTGAAGATTACGGTTATTATTATTGTGATTTTTGGATGCCTATCCCTTCTTTCGATGAAATACTGGAAGCTAATAGGGATGTATTAGAACGGATTAAAGAGAAAGGAGATTAAATATGAAAGCAAGAGTAAAATCAACAGGGGTTCTAATAGATGTAATTCCGAAAATAAATACCAATGCGTTACATAGTGGAGATAACCTATATGTATGTGATAATATGGTATTCAGAGAGTGTGAACTTGACTTTTTAAATATTGGAAATTCAGCTATTGATTGGGAACAGAGGCGTTATGAAATAGCGAAATCCGCTATGCAAGGGATTTTATGCGCTCCTATTGTTGAGGGAATAGATCCTAATCCAACACCTTGGGAACTGGCAAGGATGGCAGTAAGAAACGCTGATGCTCTTATTAAAGAATTAAAGAAAGGAGAATAACCATGACCGAAGAACTTGTAACATTAGAAACAGCAAAGATGCTGAAAGAGAAAGGATTTGACGAGCCATGTTCGATAGCTGTTAATATTGAAGATGGTAGACAATATGGTACTAGTAGAACAAATAGCGAGTTACCAATAAAAGTATGTTCCCATCCTACTCAATCCGCTGCCCAAAAGTGGTTGCGTGACACTAAATGCCTCCATATTGAAATAGGCTATATGTATGGAGGCTATTGGCTTTACGGTATTCTGAGAATACCTACCCATGATCTGATAGGATTGGAGGATAGAGACTCTGTTCGTTACAACACCTACGAAGAAGCACTTGAAGCAGGAATACAGGAAGCATTAAAACTTATGTGATTATGGAAAATATCAATTTGAATAAATGGCGCGACCGTGCTTATAAGACCGCTTGCGAGCACGGTTTCCATGATAAGGAGCTGAGTAAAGAACACTGCCTTTGCCTTGTCATTTCTGAGCTTATGGAAGCTGTGGAAGCGGACCGAAAAGGTAGATTAGGAAAAAATTGTAAACGTCGTTTTGAAATGGAATACAATCGTTATCCTGCATTAGTAGAGGAAGAAAAACGATTTAAGTGCTCGTTTGAAAATAATGTAAAAGATTCACTTCACGATGAACTTGCCGATGCTGCTATACGACTGTTAGATCTATGCGGGCTACGTAACATTGAGTTAGAAAACGATTGTCTGGATGATGAAGTGCTTGAAGAATATTCGCGTATATTCATTGGCAAAACATTCACAGAATCCATTTTCAATATTACTAAAAATCTTATTGATGGAGATATATCCTACTCTCTAATTAAGATTTTCGGGCTTGCTAAGCATCTTGATATTGATTTGCTCTGGCATATTGAACAGAAACAAAGATATAATGAATTAAGACCTATGTTGAACGGGAAAAGATATTAATCATGAACAGAGAAATAATATTTAGAGGAAAAAGAGTTAATGGTGGTGAATGGGTAAATAGCATGACTATCTCCCATGGAACCATCAAAAGGAAAACATATGCTGTTTTCTTTGAGATAGAACCTGAAAAATGGATAGGAGTTATCCCGGAAACAGTAGGCCAGTTCACCGGTATAACAACTTCAGGAGATGGCGACCCAGAACGGATCTATGAACATGATATTGTAGGTTTTGTAGATATTGATCAACATGTTGTGGCAGAAGTGATTTTTGAAAATGGAAGTTTTTGTTTCAGAGATAAAGAAGGACAAGTATACTATCCATGTGACGTACAATGTGTTAGCGTGTTGGGGAATAAGTTTGATAACCCTGGATTAATTAAGGAATTGAAAGGGGAATAACTATGGAAAACAGAAGAAAGTTAGCAATAGCTAATATGTGCCGTTGTTTTTTACACTATCACGGTTTTATAACGGATAGTGAAAATCAAAAAGTTCACCAAAGGATAATGAAATGGCAGGATAAAAATAAGGTTTTCATTTCAGAAGCCCAATTAGAGTCTGTCGATTTTACCTATGATGATAATGCAAAAGAAAAGGAGGACTAACTATGGGATTTACAACACCCTGTTTTATACGAAAGAATAATTCGGAGCTTAGGAATAAATTAAAAGAGCTTGGTTATCATTGCAATCCATATTTAGGTTGGAATAATCTATACACTTCTATATTTGGAGTTAGAAGTGTTTATTCAATGAGTGATGATATAAATGTTTCCTCTAAAAAAATAGATATTATTGATTGCGGAACCAACGAAGAGCTTTTTATTTCTATAGCTTCATTGAGAGATGATACAGATAAGTTCCAATGGTTTACGGATGGAAATAAATGGATTCAATGCCCAGATATAAAGTTTTCTACTTATTGGGTATATAATAACATTGATATAAACTTAGGCACCATTCATAAGGCTACAGTAGAAGAACTTATTAATCATTTTAAATAAAAGGAAGAAAAATGAATAGAGATCATAATAAATCCCTTTGCATGAAAAGGCTATTGAAATTGCAACATTTTAATAAACTCATAATAAGTGAAGTTGCAGACCTGGGTTATTGTAACGGATATAATACTGTTCTTGATGCAGCTGAAAAGGTTTTGAGTGAGGAGGATTATTTCAAGATTGTGAAGCAATTAGAAAAGGAGGAATAACGATGAAAGGAAAGATATATAAAATAACTATATGCCAGATATCGTTTATGATAGGATGGTTCCCACATGCGGATAAATGGTACCACAAACTACAGATTATCTATTAATCAAGTTTTTATATTAGGAGAAAAATAATTATATTTGTAATGTGTATTATGTTATACATAACTCAGACTAACGAAAAGACATGAAGCTAAGACCTAAACAAGAAAAATTCTGTAATCTTTATATTGAGACCAGTAATGCTTCTGAAGCATATAGAAAGGTATATTCGTGCAAAGGCTCCAGTGATAAAACTGTATGGGAGGCAGCATCTAAGTTGGTTTCAAAGCTGTCTCCCAGAATACAGGAGCTCCAAAGTGAATTAAGAAAGAAGTCAAATATTACTAAGGATCGCGTACTTGAGGAATTGCGGTGTATTGCATTTGCTGATATCCGTGATTTCCTGAGTATAAGAAATGGTATGGTGATATTTAAAGATTCATCCGAATGGACTGAAGAAATGGCGCGTGCAGTAGAAAGTGTTAAAGTTACCAAGGAGGGGATTGAATTAAAGTTGAATGGTAAGAGTTGGAGCATATCTCGTATTTGCAAGATGCTGGGATATGATGAACCGACAGAAGTTAATATAAAACAAATGTTGCTTGACATTGATACGGGGACGGGGGATTAATGGAAAAGGTATCTATTAGTTATAGAAAGTTTAATCCAAATTTTCATCATCTTAGGGAAGCTATGAAAGATGATGATATAAGGTTTATCTTCCTCTATGGAGGTTCTTCATCGGCAAAGTCTTTTTCTGTAGCTCAGGCTATGTTGATAGAATGTCTTTCAGGGGGTAATAATACGCTTGTATTTAGAAAAGTAGGTTCTTCTATTGCTGATAGTATTTATAAAACCTTCCAGGAGGCAGTCAGGGTATTGGGGCTACATAGATTATTCGCTTTTAAAGAGAATAAAGTAGTTTGTTTTAATGGTTCTTATATTACATTTAAAGGATTGGATGACTCTGAGAAGATTAAAGGTCTGGAAAGCTATAAGTATGTTGTTTGTGAAGAGTTGTCAGAGTTTAAAGAGGAGGATTTCAAACAGATCAAGAAACGTCTTAGAGGAAGGAAAGGGCAGAAGATTATTTCAATGTTTAATCCAATAGAGGAGGAGTGTTGGATTAAAAAGAATGTGTTTGACAGGGAGAAGTTGGTAGAAATATCAAATGACTTGTATGGTATATTGAGAGACAATGAAACAAAGAAGATTCTTCCTAAAGAATTCTCAATGATTGCTAGAAAATGGAAAAATACAGAAAGGCTTTTGAGAAATCCTAGAACGGGAATTGAGGAAGTTCATGCTCCGGATACAGTTATAATGCAATCAACTTACCTCAATAATTTTTGGGTAGTTGGCAGTCCAGACGGGCAATATGGATTTTATGACCGGCAGGCGGTTGCTGATTTTGATAAGGATAGGACAAGAGATTATAATTACTATCGTATATATGCGCTTGGGGAATGGGGTAAAATAAAGACAGGTGGAGAGTTTTTGCATGCATTTGATTCTGGTAAGCATAAGAAGATATGTCCTGTAACAGAAGGAATTCCTTTGCATATTTCTGTTGATAATAATGTTCTCCCATATATCAGTGTATCAATATGGCAAAATGAAGAATTGGAGTTAAGGCAAGTTTATGAAATCTGTGCTGAGGATCCGTTTAATACGGTAACTAAAGCAGCCGAGTTGACACGTACATGGCTGGAAGGAATCGGATATAACGATGTGGTATATTTGCATGGAGATGCGAGTACCAGAAGCGGAAATACTATTGATGATGAAAAGAGATCTTTTCTGGATAAATTTATAGATGTGTTGGAAGAAACTTTTCGGGTGGTTGATATGGTTCCTAAAAAGAACCCTCCTGTTGCTATGTCGGGAGAGTTTGTGAATGCTTTATTAGAGGGTTTCCATGGAATATCTGTGTCTATTGATGAATCATGTAAGAAGTCTATACAAGATTACGAGAATGTAAAGAAAGACACTAATGGAGGAATATTAAAAGCTCGGATTAAGGACAAGATAACAAAACAGAGTTACGAGGAGTTTGGGCATTTAACAGACTGTTTCCGTTATGTGTGTACAGATATATTCCGGGAACAGTTTTTATCATATTCAATGGCTAGGAAGAGAAATACACATAAGAAAGAAAATATGAAATATTATAATGTAGGAATAGCAATAGAAGGAGATTCTATAGTCTATATCATGCCAGATTGCAATGGTAAGTTTATAATGATACATGCAGTCTATGGAACTGAGGTCTTTATCGACGGAGTTTTATTTAGAGATGGATTTGATGCCGGATTAATGGAAGAGAAACTCAAAGAATGGGCACCTGTCAGTACTGTTTTTGAAAGTCATAAATCATATTTCCAATTTGCAAGAGATGTGCGGGAATGGATGGATAATGTGCGGGCTACCAGCTTATATGCGAATATGGACCAAAGAATATCTGCAAATGAAGAATTTATAAAAGAGAGATTTAAATTTAGAAGTGATTATGATGATTATCCTGAATATCTTTCTTTTATGGATTCAGTGATGGATTATAATGGTAAAGAGAGCTATGAAGGGATTAATTGCCTGAGTGCTTTGGCTTCGGTAGTTGCAAGAACAATTAGGAATAATCAGTAATTGTTTGATCTGCCGGTTCTCTCTTTACTCTCAGGAAACGTATAAATAGGATATATCCCTTTACACGCTTTCTGAGCCGGTTCACGTAAGAAGTTCCGGCCCCTTATGAACCTTCCTCTTATTAGTTCTGTTCTATATGATAATAGATGTGATTTAGCTGATAATCATGTTGATATTAGTTAAAAACATAGCTTTGGTGGTAAAAATAGTGATGATTTAGCGTGAGATACTGACTGATTGCTTATATTTGCAACATAATAACACTACAATGTAGCGTAATTATATTTATAGATTATGAAAGCTTCTACCTATACACAAAAAACATTGGTAATAGAGAATCCTTCCAAAGGACTATTAGACTTTGTAAATAAGCTGAGAGATAGGAAATTATCTCAGCAGGAAAAATTACGCAATAAAAAGGACTGCACTATAAAAATTAATGCATAAATTTATTAGATGGATATTTCCGTTTTTGTGAGTTTAAAATTAGATGATAAACATGAATGAATTATACGAAAAATCTGATTTAAATATAGATGCAGCTGAAAAATTGTATAATCATTGCCTTTATGATTCAGTATGTCATCCTGCATATTATTCATGTTTACAATTAATGAGTCATAAATTAATTAAAAAAGGAATGTCTCTGTCAGATCAAGCCAGTTTATGTAGTACTAAGTATTTTGGGCATTCACATAAATGTTTAATAGAAGAAACATGTAAACGTCTGAAATTTGACAAGTGTAGGGATGAACAAGATTATCGTAATGGAGTTAAGCAATTAAAGGAAAAAAGAGAGTCTTCCGATTATAAAGAGGAAAGGATTTCGAGGGAAGCAAGTGAAGCTTGTATTAAATTGGCGAAGGAAATAAGACAAAAATTAAATTCAATATAATTATGGATGAAAGAATACAAAAAATCAAGTCATTTTTGAACAAAATGAATGAAAAGTTTCCCATTTTAAAATTTAAATGTGGTTATGCTTTTTCAAACCATCATACTTATATTGTTGAAGTTGAACCATTGTCAGAATTTAGAGACAATGAAGAATATGCCTACCATGAACTGGTTTTCTGTAAAGAATTTGAGTGCTTGCACAATGATTATGATATAATTTTTGTATCAGATGATGGGTTGTGTAAAGTTGACCAAATACTTTTAGAGGTAGGATATGATAATCCTGTACGATATGAAACTAACAATGAAGAAGTATTTTATATACGTTTGGATTGTTGGTTACAAGGGGAAAATTACGCTTTAGCAGCATAAAATATGAAAGAAGTTGAAGTTTATAAATCAGATTTTAGATTAGATAATTATCTAATAAAAGAGTCTTCATTAAAAATAAAAGGTGGAATTGAAAAAGATAATACCTTATCCATTGACATAAATCCTAGTGGAATAAAGAGGAAAGATAAGTTTACTTTGACGCTAGAATTGGAAGTTAAGGATGAGAAAGAACTTTTTTACGCTAAGTTAATAATAGATGCTTATTTTCTATTTAGAGAGAGTATTCCTATGGAAAGATTAGGAGCATTTTTTACGATGAATGCTCCTGCAATTATATTTCCTTATATACGAGGGTATATTTCAATGCTAACATCCTTATCCGGATGTGGTACCGTATTACTTCCAACTTTAAACTTGACTAGTATGGGGGAAAAACTTGCCCAAAATATAAAAGAGGTAAAAGAATAAATGGAAGAGAAGTATAGGCTTTCAAACATAACAGAACTGATCAACTGGGGAAAGCAATTGCTTGTTTCTGGGAAATATCCGAATGAAATCCAATTGGATAAAGCCTCCAAGATAGTAGACTGCAAATACTATATTGAGTCTATGACAATGATGATCGGGGCCCAGTGGGAAAACCCTACATACTATCCGTGCATTGATCAGTTTTACAGGTTTAGGGAGGTAATAGAAAAAATGGATAAGGCAGCCGAGTAAGCTGCCTTTTTGTTCTATTTTTCATGTGGTAAAATTATAACTTCCGTGATTTTTCTGACTAAGTGCCAAAATTTGGTTCTATTTTTAAGATTCTATAAATAAAGGGAGAGTGTGTTTTGCTCTCCCTTCATCATATCTACCGTCCTTTTTTCTCTATTTTCATGAACACATTGCGTCTGCTTTTTGTTTCAGCCTGCTTTGTCCGTTCATTGAGGATAAGTTTGAGTTCATTGAGTTCCTTGTGCATTCTAAGGATATCGTCGGTAAGTGATACGACACGGCTCAGCAATACCATGTCCATATTGGTATATTTTGAAGTTTCCATATAGCTTTTTATTTAGAATTTCATTTAGATTAATTTCGTTTCCTTCATCGAGATCCCGGGAGCCGTATTGCTCCCGGGGTGTTCATCCCCTAACAGAGATGTTCGCCTGATTGGTAGTCGAAGCGTTATATATAATCAATCGTTGTAGAAGAATGATTCTCCTTTCTTCCGTGTGAGCCTGTAACCTGTGTACAGACAAACCAATATTAATATAATCTCTATCATAATTTTGGAATATAGTTGTGGCTGTCGGGCATTTAAACCGACCGCTGATAGTTATGTAATAGATTAGGCGGCTGGATTCACCTCACTCTTTATCTGCTTGATGGCTTTCTTCACGTTCCATTCATTTTCATATAGGGCAATGATGAAACGCACACCTTTGGTAGTCCATACTGTATATACACTTGTTCCTGTCGAACCGTCAGAACGTGTGTGCGTCTGTGTACGGGTAGAATGTAATCCCCAAGTGGAATAAGGAGCATGTAATATCCATTGCCCGGACTGTTTGTAAAGGATACCTATTTCTTTCATTTTCCTGTGAAGCTTCTCCGCATCCATTCCGATTTGCTTAGCCACCTGTGTGGAGGTAAGCGTGTTGACCGATTGCAAATGATTATCGTAGTAGCTGACTTTCGGGGCTGCTTGCTTGATTTCCTCTGTCTGAATCTTGATGGTGGCTTGCTGCTGCTCGGTTTGGGCTTCGAGCTGTTTTAGGCGTTCCTCTCTTTTGGAAAGAGTGGCTTGTGCGATGGTTAGGGCACGTGCCATGATTTCCTCGGGAGTGTCGTCTTGATGGGTGGCAATGTAGCCGCCAGTAGTTCGTACTTCGTGAAGGATTTGTTTTACTCCCTTTTTGAATTGTTTGGCGATCGGTTTACGGGATTGCATGAGGACTTCATATAAACCGTCCTCGGTTAAGAACCAAACTTGCTGATTTCCACCGAGGGTGTCAACAATGTTGGCAACCTTTTCTTCTTCATCTACTGATTGTAACATCATAGTAGTGTTATAACTACCATTACTTCGCTTTGCATAGTCTATACACTCTGCTACATCTTTGGCAAGGAATAACGGATTTTCGGCTGTTCCGTAAACGGTGAATTGGCGTCCAAGCAATTCTGTTTGTTTTAGGACTTGAATCGAGTTTGTTGACATAACAAAAAAAGCGCACGTTCACGGCTGTCAACAAACTCATAGGAATTTAGTTTGGGGACATTTCTGTTACCCCACCGTTCGTGCGCAATATCTTAAATAATACTACTACAATATGTTTTGGCAAAAAAAATAACTCCCAATGGAAGCCATAGGAGTTTGCCGCTCCTATAAGTTGTTGACATTGCAAATATAGATATTTTAGTTGAATACAAAAAATAATTATGGTAAAATTTGGTCAGTATGTATCTATTTAATTATTTTGCACAATATTTTTTAATATTAAAATGTTATATTCATGAAACGAACTATTTTATTGTTACTATCTATTGTTTCTGTTCTGTCATTATCTTCTTGCGGTGATGATGACAAACCTGTTGTACAATCTATCGAAATTTCTAAAAGTGAAGCTTCAGTAAAGATTGGTGAGAAAATAACTCTTACTGTCAGCCATTCGCCAGCAGATTTACCCGCTCCCGAATATGAATGGAATTCTTCTGATGAAACAATTGCAACTGTTGAAAATGGAGTTGTTTATGGCAAAGCCGTTGGAGAAGCAACTATATCAGTATCTTCCTTTAATTTAGGGTTAAAAGATATATGTAAGATTACTGTAACTCCAATTGAGGCAACGGGTATCAAACTATCTGAGAATGAAAAGACGATGACTACTGGTGAATCATTCCGTTTGGAGTATACGATAGAACCTGAAAATACTACCAACAAAGAAGTGGAATGGGAGTCTTCGGATAAAACTATAGCAACGGTTAATGCAGATGGCGAGGTTACAGCCGTTTCCGATGGTGAATGTACTATTACAGTCAAAGTCAAAGGAAGTGATACCTCCGCCAAATGTGTTGTTAAAGTGAATCCTATTAAGGTTACAGGAGTTACATTGAATGAAACAACTAAATCTATTGAAGCCGGCGAGTCATTTACTCTGACAGCTACTGTATCTCCTGAAAATGCAAAGGACAAAAGTATTAAATGGTCTTCCAGCGATCCTAATATTGCAAAGGTAGAAGACGGATTGGTGACTGCATTGGCAAAAGGTACATGTAACATAATTGCCACTACTAATGATGGGAATTTTAAAGCGCAGTGTACTGTGAATGTTTTGCCTTCTTCAGTAAAAGGAGTCCAGTTTACAGAATCTTCAGTTAAGATTCTGAATGGAGAAAGCTATACATTGGCATATTCTATTTTACCTGAAAATGCGGAGAATAAAAATGTAAAATTTAGTAGTTCTGCACCTAATGTTGTTTCTGTAGATAATAGCGGGAAAGTTACAGCATTACAAAAAGGCACATCTACAATTACAATAACGACAGAAGATGGCGGTCATACCGCTACTTGCGAAGTGACATCTGCTGAAATTACAGACTTTATTAATTTAAATATTTCTGGGGGATCAGGAGCAGGACTTGTTATTATTAATGGTTATATAACTGGTTCTTTGTATTGCCATATTACGAATACAAGCTCTAAAGAAATATCTCTTACTAAGTTTGAGGTAAAAGATGGATCAACCGGAAGCATCGTATTATACACTGACGAAGCCTCTAAACTGGGCTCTCTTAAGGCGGGACAATCAACAAATCTTGGTGGTCAGATGAGATATGTTTATCTTCCTATATTCTCTTGGACCTTTACCTATGAAGGTAAAGAGTATCAAGTATCTGAACAATACAAACGATACTAATCAGATAATTTAATATTTTCAAATTATGAAAAGGATTTTATTCTTATTGTTAACGGTTACATTTTCGGTTTCATTACAAGCTCAAGTTATGAGAACAGAAGAGTTGGAAAAATATGCTAAAGAAAATTATGGTGATAATTGGGTGGAAGCAGCTGAAAATTTGGGATCAACTCTCGCCTTAGATAAAAATCAGTCTTTAACCTATACTCAAGTCGTAGAGTGTGGTAATAGAACCAAGGATGATTTGTATGTTATATTGAATCACTGGTTTACAGAGTCATTTAATGATGCGAATGCTGTTATAAAATTAAATGATAGAGAGGCTGGCGTTATTATTGGTAAAGGATATGTTCCGGATATTGCTGCGCATTTAGGAGGAATGAGTTCATATAAAGTTAATATTACTCCAATTATAAAAGTAGATATAAAAGATGGTAAGATTCGTATAACTTATACTCTACAATATTATAATATAGAAAAAGTTATAGGAGGGGGAATTATAGCTGCATTTTCAGATGGGACACAGAGACCAGAAAAGAGGATTGAGAAATGGGGGCTTGAGACATGTTTTCCATTTATAGATAAGGATAAGCATAAGGCTAAAAAAACATCATCTAAAGCATTGGTAATGGCGCATGCGTATTCTAATGTTATTATGGATAAAATAGAAGAAGCTGTAAAAAATGGTTTGGCAGGAAATGAAGATGATGCTTGGTAGGGAACTTTTATAGGATCTCTATTTAATTATAATTTCCTAAGAAACACTTTTTATTTGGCTGGGAGCAATCCCGGCCTTTTTTTTATATCTTATCTGTTAACTGATAAAAAAGGCAATGGAACCTAAATTCCATCGCCTTGAATATGCCTCCAAAGAGGTCTCGTGTAAACAAATGCCGAAATTAAAGTTGTACCGCCAGCATTTCTCTCGCTGCCCTGTGTATTGCTTCCTCTATCTTAGCTTTTTGTGCTTCGGAAGCAAACGCTATCCTCTGCTTGTACTGGCGCATCAAAGAGGGATTAATGCCTGCATACTTTGCGAAAGTAGATACGCTTATAAACTTGAAATTATCAAAGAATGAAGCTATATCATACTTATACTCAAACTCTACATTCTTCAGTTCCCCTGGCACTTCATTACCTTGCTCTTTAAGCATGGTAATATAGTCATCAATACATTCATGTAGTGATCGTTTTGCTTCATCAACGCTTTTCCCTTGACCGTTCAAGTTAAAACCGTCAAATTCCGGAACATAGACACTTATTGTCTTGTCGTCCCACATTTCAACAATAGCAACCGTTTTCATATTCCATTTATTTTATAATTCCGGTAAACAAATGTGCGGGTCATTTAAGACCCGCATCTTTCATCATGCTGTTAAGAGTGCCGCCTTTTATTTCTTGCGAACCATGCCTGCCCACTCGGAAGTATTTTCCCGTTTTCGGGCTGTACCATACGTCGTGTTCTTTGCCGTGACTCACGAAATAGCAGCCTATCTTTGCAGCCTTCTTTAAGAACTCTGTTGTTTTCATTTCAAAGAGCATTTGTTTACGGGTACAAATATAACATATTTGTTATAAATATGATAATAATAGAACATGTTTTTAAGCACACTTGGATGGTAAGGGACCCAAACCTTTTTATTTTTTTTAGTCAGTATCTCAGTAAGTAACAGTTACATTTAATTTGTTAATAATATTCTTGTTTTTGTTCGTTTACTTACTTAATTCTATTATAAACCAATCTGTTAAATGAAATAAAAATCGTAATTTCTATAGATAAAAAAAGAATGATTTAGGTAAATAATCAATAATATTATCTATATTTGCAGTGGAGAGTATCCACGGCATATAAAGGTATATGCTACCGTAAATCATAAAAGAACGAAAATACATAAAAACGGGAGTGGGTACGCCTTTGGGTGTATCCACTCTTTTTGCATATATGGGTAGCTGGTTTTCAAAAAAGGCAATGAATATGACCGATAAGGTTAATGTGGTTGAGAAGAGAGGTAATGATACATTCTATCTTACCAATCTTTTTGATTCGAAAGGTGCCATCTGGAAGACGGACTTTAACATGTCCCAAGCCATGGATAAAGAAAACGCCTTGTTGTATTGTACTCCGTTCGCTACCGTTATAAGGAAGGTGGGAGCCATGTTTGCCAACGGAAGGGTTTACCTGACAGACTCAGAGGGTAACGATGTCACAGATCTGAAGCTGACCGCCTTGTTTAAGAAACCTAATCCGCTTCAAAATTCCATCGCTTTCTTCTCTCAAATAGAAATGGTTCTCCGGACGTATGGATACTGCCCTATATACACCAATCGTATTTTCAAGAAAGGTATTCCTCGGACGATGTGGATCATCCATCCCATGCATTTCCATCTGACCGGTACCGGGAAATCTCTGGACCAGGTAGATTTGGACGGAATAGTCAAGGAGGCGTACGTTGAGTGCGGGACAGAGAAAAAGGTCCTTAACAAGGAGGAGTATTTTATCATTTACGACAGTGATATCCATATTCCTTGCAATGAAGGTGATGAGATAACGTTCGGTACGGCCGTAGACAGTTTGTCTATCCCTGTTTCTAACTGGATGTCTTCTATGCAGGCAAGTAATTCCCTGATAACGAATGGAGGCCCCAAAGGGATCATTTACAATAACGATAACAGTGAGACAGGTAACGCTTCGCTGAATTCAACCGAACAGGAATCACTTCTTGATAGATTCAAGCGGAAGTACGGGTTGATGAAAAGTCAGTTCCAGATTGCTGTCTCCCGTGCTAAATTGGGATGGATTCCTTTGAATTATAATTCTGACCAGTTGAAACTTCATGAAGAGGATAAGAGGTGTACTGAAAAGATCGCTAATGCTATCGGTCTTAACCCAAGCCTTTTTAATGAAAGTAAGTTTGAGAACCAGGAATCGGCTAAACGTGCCGGTTACCAGGACTTGATTATACCTAATGCAGAGATAATAGCGGAGGCTTTTACGGAGAATGTTTGTCCGGAAGGTACAATTATGAAGATTGACTTCTCACACGTAGAATGTTTGCAGGCGGATAAGAGTAAATCATCGGAGGTTCTGCAACGGGTAATGGACTCCATGATTAAGGGGAAACAGGCCGGTCTTATTACCGGAGACGAGGGAAGAAGCGTATTAGCTGAATATATAGATATTGATCCTGAAAAACCTAAGGGAGATTATGGAAACGAAGAATAAATATAAAGGTAGAATTGGCAAGCAAACTAAGTCCTTTTCGTTTGAGACAAAGGATCTGTCAATTAACAGCGGAAGCCGGAAGATCTCGGGGTATGCTGCCATATTTGGTAATATAGACAAGGCCGGAGATATGCTTATAAAAGGATGCTTCTCAAAAAGTATCCAGGACAGGGGACCGGAAAGTGCGGCCAATGACAAGATTATCTTTCTGTGGATGCATGATATGAGTGAACCCATCGGTCGGTTGACGGCTTTGCGTGAGGATGAAAGGGGATTGTATTTTGAAGCCGTAATTGATGATGTAGAACGTGGTAACCAGGCTTTGACACAGCTTGAATCCGGAACACTGAACCAATTCTCTATTGGATATAGATACGTGTGGGAGAAATGTGAATGGGATGAAGAAAGAGATTGCCTGATCGTAAAAGAGGTTGTCCTTTATGAAATCTCTGCTGTCTCAATCGGTATGAATGGTGAAACGGAGTATCTCGGGTTAAAGTCTGAGGAGGATTACCAAGACCGATATTGTGAATTGGTATCTGACATCGACGTCTTATGTAAAGGACTTAACGTTATAAAACAACAAGAGTTACAAAGGATCATTGCTAAAGCTATGTCACTTGCTTCTGCAAGGCCGGAAAGCAATCCGCCAGCAAAGGAAGCCGACGTACGTGGTAAGAAGTCCATGTTTAATAAATTAAAACTAAAACAGGATTGCTTATGAAATTAGGATTTTTGGACCTTATTGACACAAAGGGAATGTCTGAGGATGACAAAAAAGTATGGGAGAAGATGGACAGCGCCTTGGCTGATTCTATCGATAAGGAGATAGGAGAGAAGATCAAGTCTTACCTTAACGATGAACTGAAAATTGAGGATCTGCGTACATCTATTACTGAAGCGGTAAAATCGATCAGCGATTTCAAGAAAGAGAATAGCGAAAGTGCGGTTGATAAGAAAACGTTTGATGAAACTATCAACAGTATCGAGGAAAGCCTTATCCGGATCAAGGCCGCTACGGAAAAGACCGGGAACGGTGAAATTGCTCTTAAGAGCATCGATAAACAGATTGAGGAACAACTGAAGGACTTTATCACGGTTGAGAAAGGTGCCAAGGTAGTTGACTTGAAAGGGGCGTGTAAAGCATCTGCCGGCTATAAGAAGAGTATTAATCTGGTGTTGGACAGCAAATCTGTTTCTACAGTAACCAGTACAGACATTGCACCGCATTATAACAATACGGTAGATACTACTCTTTCTGTAGATCCGAAAGCTGAAACAGTTATTCGAAGATACGCAAACGTGGCAAGCATCAGTACGCGTTCGTTGACTTATGCTGAGTTCAAGCCGGGAGAAGGTGATGCCAAATGGGTACCTGAAGGTGGCCTGAAACCTAATATGGATGCAACGCTTTCAGAAAAGAGCATTACTGCCGGTAAGGTTGCGTTGACTGTAAAGCTGACAGAGGAAACATTGACTGATTTACCTCAGTTGGTAGCAGAAATCAGAGCGGAAATCATTAACCGTATCGGTATTGCAGAAGAGGAAGGTATTATTTCTGGTACCGGAGCGGACGGACAGATTACAGGTGTATTTAAGAATCTTCCTTCATTCTCGCTTACCGGATTCAAAGTCGCAAAATCCCCTAATATGTATGATGCCATTGTAGCGGCATATACACAGATTCTTTCTACAAGCAAGATGAATTATCGTCCTAATCTTGTTTTGATGAATCCAATCGATTATGCTATGATGCAGCTTGAGAAGGATGCAAACGGACAATACCTGCGGCCGTTCCGTGCTGGTGATGAACTGATCAGAGGACTTGCGGTGGAAACGTCTACTGCTATCGAGCAGGGTAAGTTCCGTATCGGTGACTTCAATTACCTGAATATTCGCGACCTGGTTCAGTTAACTATTACTTTCGGTTGGGAGAACGACGACTTCACGAAGAACCTTGTGACCATGATCGGTGAAAAACGATTGATGGCCTATGTAAAGGCGCAGTATAAGACTGCATTTGTGAGTGATTCATTTGCTACAGTAATGGAGGCTATTTCTCCTTCAGTTGGTGGTTAAACATAAAGTTGGATAAATATGGGAAAAGAGTATAACATGGACCTGCATAAGCAGTACGAGGTTGAGTTCATTAAAGACGTTAACTTCTTTAAGAAAGGGGATAAAACGAGTGTGAATATGCCCCTTGCAAGTAAGTTTTTCAAGGACGGAAAGATCCGGGTGCCGAATAACCTGATGCAGGATGCAAAAGAGCTCGGCTGTGAAGAACTGTTCGTTAAACCGGGTGATAATAAATTAAAAGAGTAGCATATGATAATTGACGGTACATACTTTAAGGGGACAACATCTATAGATGGACTGAACGTGGATACGGGGGCTCCTTCAATTACCCGTACTGCAATGAAGGACTATCTTGACAGTTTCATTGATACGTATGAAAAAGAGTATCTGAAATTGGTGTTGGGAAGGGATATGTGCCGTCAATTCATAAACTACCTGAAGGCAGACGGGGAAGATAAGATTGATAAATGGGAAAGGCTAAAAGAGTTTCTAACCAAGGATGGTAAAAGCCCTATCGCAAATTATGTGTTCTTTTTCTTTGTGAGAAGGAACAATGTGCATGTAAGCGATGTGGGCACAACCAGTTCTGATGATGAAGACCATGCCGATCCCAATGCGGTACTTATTCCGGCATGGAATGAAATGGTTGAGATGAATAATGATTTGCTTGATTTCTTATGCAAGGATGACAGCTATGACGGTTTTTCATTTGACCGCTCAATGCTGGAAGAGATTAATTCGTTTGGCTTATGATAGTAATAACGGATGTATTCAGGGAAATAGTAGAGCGTGTCTCAAAGGAGTATGGCAAACATATCTCGTATATGTTTGGAGACTGGAGCTACATTTCTGACCAGTTGTTAGTTTGGAGCAAATCAAATGATACTGCGAAGCTAAAATATCCCGCCATATTCCTTTATTCTCCGATCGAAGAGGACAGGACCGGCGAGAAAGGGAAAATGTCATTGGATATACTCCTTGTCGTAAATACATTGCCTTCATATACCAACGAAGAACGTTCGCGTATATCATTCGCAGAATGTCTCAGACCTATTTACGAGATATTGATCAAGGAGATCGGTAAAGAGCCGGCGTTTGATATGGCTTATGTAAAAAGTATCCCGCACATATATGTTGAGAATTACCGGTACGGCAAAGCAGGAGTGACGGGTCCGGACGGAAAGCCATTCAAAGATTATATCGACGGGATAAATATTAAGAATTTGCAGATCACATTAAAAAAAGAGAAGTGTTATGGCGATAGAATTTAGAGAATGTAAGGGGCAGGAAGACTTTAATACCGGAAGATCGAAGTGTATTCTTGATCCCGGAAAGATAAAAGCGGTAATCCTTATTCCACGTGGTTTTAAAATCCCTAACGGACTGACCGCAGATAAGTTAGAAGAGCTGTGTCATGCAGACCGGCCCAACCGTATTTATCCGATAAAGACGGTTGAGGAGTTTGCGCCTACCGGTGGTGAAGCCAATGTAAATGCAACCGGCTATGGTGGCAATAAAATCACCGGCTATTCGGCGTATACAGCGGCGCTTACTTTGGATAATTATGATGCCAGCCTTAAAGCCAATCTTATGATGGCAAAAGGCGTGGAATTTGACGGGGTAATTGTTGATGAAGACAATGTATTGTTCGGAACGAATCGTGATACTACGGGATTGAGTGGTATTCCGCTTTCGGGAGTATATCCGAGCGGCCAGGATTGGGACTCTTCCGGCCAGGAAGCTAATCTGATCGTAAACCTGATGTTTAAGGATTACGAGAAATACATCAAGACGGCAGACATCATGGCCCTGAAGTTTGATGTAGTGGAAGCACTGAAAGGGCTTGTGTTTGTTGACCTGGTGAAAGTGGGAGAGAATAAGTATAAGTTGATTGAGCACTTCGGAGGCCTTAATGTTACGGGGTATTATGCGGACGCTCTTTCCAAGAGTGCCGGAAAATCTTTCGACGGAGGCGTATCAGCAGTATCCTATGCTAATGGTGAGTTGACCGTTACTGCTACAGGCACTCCTTCTTTGAAGAAACCATCGGAGCTCCAGAAGGAAGGCATTATCGGTATTGAGCAGAAAGAGGCGTATGATGCAAGCGTTTAACTTATAAATAGGATATAACATGGTTGTAGAAGGTGTGAACTTCATAGAAAATGAAGTCGTGAAATGGAAACGAAAGGACTTTATCGATACTCACAAAAAGTTATTTTTCCTAGATAGGGAAGAATTTGAAAGGGAAAAGATACTGGGTGATATTTACGACCGGATTAAGGGTTTGATTCCGGATAAAGGTAAACTGATTGATTGACAGTGTGAAGGGGATGGATTTTTATTAGTTCATCCCCTTTTAAATTACATGGGATATGGCAACATTAAGCGATGCGGCTGATAATTTTAAACTGTTTGTTGGAGGACTTGAGAAAGTTGTAAAACACACAATTCAGAGTAATGCTGATTTGGTGCAGGACTTTATCCGGCAACAATTGTATTCAGGGGTGAATGGTCGTGGAAAGCCTTTAAGGCCGACATATCTCAATGACCCTTTTTTTAATTCGAAAGATGCCGGCAGATGGTTTCATAATGCTGAAGGATATATGAAGTGGAAGATGGAAAAGACACCTCCGGCTCCTTCTTATCTGTTCTTGCCACCGCGTGACATGAAAACTCCAAACCTCAAAATTCGGGGTGACTACTACTCGTCTATTACTGCTATCCCCATTAATGACGGATTGAGGATAGAATCTGTCGGGGTCTCTTTCGGGGATGATATTGAAAAGAAATACGGCAGTATAATACTGGCCGTAGGGCCCGAAGCATTGGGGCATTTTATGGTTCATTTTATGAATCCCGCATTACGGGAATATTATGCAAAATTCGGTATACTGTGAGCTGTTGGTGTGATAATAAAAAAAGGATGCAGGATATAGAGAGAGTCCGAAGCCTTGCACGCATAGCTGCCAAGATGGATCACTCTGTGTATGTGCTGTACGAAAGGAAAGACGGAACCTTTGATTTTCTACCGGAAGGTATTGAATTCTATGGAACGTTTGTTGAATTGGTGTTTTATTAGAATAAGAAGTAATAACCATCGTGTGAAGGGGCACGATACAAAATTTTAAATTATGGCGAATGAATTTAAAATAACGGATATTGTTGATAAAAAAGCTTTTGATGAATTAACTAGCCTGATTGCTAAATTTAATGAAACCAAAGAGGCTTATGTGAATCTTACCAAAGATTTGGCAGGAGGTCTCAGAGTAAAACCGGGGGATCTTAAGGAATTAGCGGATAAAACAGAGAAGTATACTAATATAATGAACCAATTAGTTACTACTCAGAATAAACTGTCTGATATACAAGGTAGATACAAGGGTATTTTAAATGATCTAAATAAGAATATGAAAGAATTCTTATCATTGTCATCCTTATCAGGAAAGTTTGATTCTCTCACAAGTGCAATAAATAAGGCTTCTGATGCTTTAAAAATCGCATCTGAAGCTCAAAAGGATAATGCTCAAACTACTCAAAGGCAGGCTCAAGCCATGCAATCCGCAAGTTCATCTATTTCATTGACAAGTAGTGCTTATGCGGAGATTCTAAATACCGTAACTTCTTATGATAATAAAGCAAAAGAACTAAATGAAAGGTTGTCTGCTAATAAAATCAGGCTTGATGAAATAAGGAGAGAGCTATCTGAACTATCAAAAGAACTATCTAAGGGTATAATAAGCCAACAAGAATATTTGAACAAAGTATCAGATCTTACAATTAAAGAACGAGATCTTGTACAGCAGAATAAACAGTATACATCTCTTCTGAATGCACATTCAAAAGCCATGGTTTCTACATCCGGGAGCTATAATGAAATGAGCGCAGCAGTAGTACAATTAGAAAATAGATTTAGAAATTTGTCTGAAGCTCAAAGACAAGGAGATCAAGGAGTCGGTTTAATAAAGCAGATTAAGCAACTAAAAGATGAATTAAAGGCCATTGACGCTCAAATGGGTAATTATCAAAGAAATGTAGGTAACTATACATCACATTGGAATGGATTAAACGCATCTGTCCAGCAAGTGGCCAGAGAGTTGCCTTCATTAGCAGTAGGATGGAATACTTTCTTTCTTGCTATCTCTAATAACTTGCCTATAATGGCTGATGAAATAAAACGTGCAAGAGATGAGTTTAAGGCTTTGCAAGAATCCGGTCAGAAAGGGGTTCCCGTATGGAAACAACTAACTAAATCTATCCTTAATTGGCAAACAGCATTGGTAGTAGGTATTACATTGTTATCTGTGTATGGAAAGGATATAATGAATTGGATAGAAAACTTATTTAAAGCGAAAGAAATCACAGGGGACTTGATTGACTATGAAAATAAATTGCTAATAGCTAGGCAAAAAGGAATTCAAGATATATCTAGAGAAACGACTAAGCTAGATCTTCTTTATAAAACAACTCAAGATACAAATAAATCTATGAAGGAACGTCTTGCAGCAGCTAATGCGTTACAGAAGATGTCACCTGATTATTTAGGTAATATGAAGAAAGAAAGTATATTAGCTGGAGAGGCTAAAGAAGCGTATATGCAATTGAGAAAAGAGTTGGTGGCTTCTGCGATAGCACGTGCACAGTTAGATGAAATGACTAAAATTGCAGCCCAGAGATATAAGGCATGGGTTAAAGAAAGAAATGCTTATGTTTCATATTTAAGATCGGAAAACGAACTTAGCAAGAATAATAGTGATCTACAAAAAACAATAACATTAAATGCAAAAAAACAATGGGAAAATGCAAAAGATAGTTTGAGTGATTACGATAAAGCTCTTAAAGGTATGTCTGAGAGTATTGACGTAGACGCTTTGGTAAATGATTCCAATGACGCTAATAAAAAGGAGGCTGAGAAATATGCAAATTACATGAAGAACATAGAGAGTGAATTGACTAAAACCAGAATAGCTCTAATCGAGGATCGTAGAAAAGCAGAGATTGCCAGTGTAGAAAATACTTATAAAGAGAATATCAATAAAATAAAAGGATATTCAGCCAAAGAAAATCAGTTAAGATCCCAATATGAAGAAGAGAAAAATAAAAATATCAGAGATATTAATGAAAAATATGACTTGGAAAGGGAGGAGTATGAATCAGATTTAGAAAAGCGAAGCATTGAATTAAAACTGGATACTATTAAAAACAATTCGGAAAAAGAGCTTGAATATAAACTCGATTTATTACTAAGGATGAATGAAATCTTACGTGAAGAGGAAATCCGTGAAGCGGAAAGGAGAGGTGAAGATGTAGAATTGATTAATAAAAAATATGATGCAAGATTTTCATCTATAATTCAAGATAATATATCAGAGCGTTTAGGGTTGATAAAAAAAGGTACCGACAGGGAACTTGATATATTGGATACAAATTCCTTGAAGGAGATTAATGCTTTAAATAAACAATATAAACAAGGGGAAATAAACGAAAAACAGTATAGGGATGGGATATATAGAATCACTAAAGAATCTGGGGAAGCAAAGTTAAAGCTTTTATTGAAAGAAGCGGAGGCAGAACTGGCCTTATCTTCTGACCTCCCTCAAGAGAAGGTTGATGAGATTCAACGGAGAATAGATAAGATTAAGGCTCAGATTGAGGACTTTGGTAATGACATGGATAATGATGAAAATAATCCTGGGAAAAGATGGGCGGATGATTTTAATAATTCTTTGGGCAATTTATCTTCATCTGCCAATAAATATTTGGGGGACTCTGCCAATATATTTAATGCTCTGGGCGATATCATAGGAGAAATTACCGCAAAAATGGATGATGCAGGAGACAGTGTACTTAATTTTTGGGGCAAACTCGATGACAAAGGCAAATTATCCTTTGTGTTGTCTTCATTTGCAAAGATACAAGATGGAATTACTTCTATTATGACAGATATTTATGATGCCAGGATAAAACGTGTGGAAGAGGAACAGGAAGCTAATGAAGAAGCTGGCGAAAAAGAACTGGAGAGAATTGAAAAGTTGGAAAACTCTGGTGTCATCACTAAAGAAGAAGCTGAAGCAAGAAAAAGAGCGGCAGAACAAACTACTGCGAATAAGAATAAAGAACTGGAGAAAAAGAAAGAGGCTCTCCAGCAGAAACAGGCCAAATGGGAGAAGGCTAATGCGATCAGTCAATCTATCATAGCTACTGCACTGGCTGTTTCAAGGGCCCTCCCGAATATGGTTCTGGCTGCATTGGTTGGAGCATTGGGAGCTGCCCAGCTTGCGACTATTATTGCTCAGCCTATTCCCAAATATGCTAAGGGTACAGATAACCATCCCGGTGGGTTAGCTATTGTAGGAGATGGAGGTAAACATGAAGCTGTTGTAACTGACAGGGGAGCTTATATAACTCCTAATGTTCCTACTTTGATTGATTTGCCGCGTCGGGCAAAGGTTATTCCCGATGTAGATATAGAGAGGCGCAGTGATTTCCTGCCTCCTTTTGACAGGTTAGCTTTGTATCGCAGCATGAACTTGCGTTCAGACATAGGTGCTTTGATGAAGGATGCCGAGAGGATGGGTGAGCCTATTACTGTGAATGTGAATAATGATTATAGAAAGTTGGAGCGTGAGATGCAGTCGTTAAACCGTTCGTTTGAAAAGATGGCTAAATACCAGAAGAAGGCTGCAAAAGAAGCCGAGCTAAGAAATATATCAAATCGTATTTAATATGATATACACAGATCTTGATAGAATATCCCTCAGAAGATTCATAGATGTATTTTGTGGAAATTCGGACGCCGTGTGTGAAGGAGATTATAGTGAAGATGAAAAGCAGAAAGCGGCGTCCGGATTGGTTAATGAATATATGTCTATAGTTGGGAAGAAGGGAATATTGGCTGAAGTTTCTAAGAAGAATGAAATTATCAGCCTTGTGATAAAGATACAGTTGATGAACTGCTGCCGTTACCTTACTGAAGAGAAGGAGTGGTCTACGGTTTGTTTGATTCTTAATGATATAGGATATAGTCTTGATCCTAATGATCACAATAAGATATGCAGCAGGATTGAAGCTATTTTATCTAACAGTAGATTTCGGGTGGATAAGATCATGTCAGAACAATCCGACCTCCCTAAGTCGGCTATTATGGATAGGGATTACTTTGTGAGAGAAAGAGTGGCCGTAATGCAACATTTCAATATGCATATTGATCCGGATTCATTTTCCGCAAAGGAATATGCCTATATGGTAAAGAGGATGTGTGATGATGTTGATTTGCGTCTGAAATCATTAAAAAGAAAATAATATGTATTATAAATGTGAGTTGTTAGTTGATGGATACTCGTATCAGGTAACGGATAACCTGGTCAATTGGGATGACATAACCACTTCTTTTAAGAGGGGGGATTATGATGGAGTCGTAAGATCGTTCTCTACAAAGTTTGAATTTTCTAATGCTGCATATAATTTATTAAAACGCGTATTCCGGGATAAATATCTGCAAGCATCTGCGAGTGTGGTGTTTTACACAAGAAATAATAGCTGGTTATGGAATGAAAGATTCCGGTGTTCGTTAGATTTCTCCACATTTCAAGATAATGGGAATACCATATCTATCAGTGCTGTAGATGACAGCCTGGCCGCATTGATAAAAGCTAAAAAGGGAACACAGTATGAATATGCTGTGAGCGAAATTACACAAGGCAAATACTTGTACTATGACGGTATAGAAATGAACCAAAATGTAAACTGGTTGGTTGCCGGGAATAGCATTGAGGATTCAACGGATGTATCGGTTGAAATACAGGCAGCATTAAAGTCCAAATACTTTCCGTTGGCTGTAAAATCAAGCGAGACCTCAATAGGCGGATATATAACCTATGGGGATACTTTTCAGCAGAACGTATCTGATGGTGGTAAAGACACTTTCCTTTTCAGGGCGGAAAGGAATATTACCTGCTTCTTAAGTGTCTCTATCTCGTTTAATGTTCCGGCAAATAAGGCATTGTCTATGACATTGGTAAAAATCGGAGCAGATGGGAATGAAACAGAGCTTACCAGAACTGTTATTAACGACGAACATCCTGAGACCATATTTATACTTTCATATATGAAAGATATAACATTGCTTGAAGGGGATTATTGTTTTATAAGATATGGTTCGGCATATAACATGACTTTGACTATCCGGGACCCTTATATTAGTCTAAATTGGGATGCAAGAATAATACCGGTTAACATTGATATAGTTACGCCTGTCAAGCTTCTAAACCGGCTTCTTCAAAGTATAAATGGAGGGCAGGAAGGAATTACAGGCGAGATCGCTTCAGGAGTGGACAAGAGGTTGGATGAATGCATGATAGTGCCTGCTGAGAGTGCGAGAGGTCTGAAGAATGCTAAATTGTATTGTTCATATACAAAGTTTGTTGATTGGATGAATGCGGAATTTGGGTTTGTTCCTGTAATAGGGGAAGACAAGGTTACATTTGTACATAGAAGTAGCTTGTTTTCAAAAAACATAGTAAAAGATTTTGGTGACAATATACAATCGTTTGAATACAACGTAAATTCTGCATTGATTTATTCCCGGGTACGGTCCGGTTATGACAAGCAGGATTATGACAGTGTGAACGGACGTGATGAATTTCATTTCACAAATGAATATAGTACCAGAGTGACCTTGACTGAGAATACCTTGGAATTGATAAGTCCGTTTCGGGCTGACGCATACGGAATAGAGTTTTTGGTTCAGAAAAGGGGAGAGGATACTACGGATAGTGACAGCGACAATGATGTATTCTTTGTTAATGCAAGGCTTGCTTCAATAGATGGCGGATACCGTCTTATACGTAAGATAAATGGTGGTCCATCCATTTCCGGGGTAATAAGTCCCGATACAATGTTTAATGCTGTATACTCTCCACGTTATATGATAGAGGCTAACCGGAAGTTTATTGGTGCATTTACCAACACATTGGACTTTGCGTCTTCTGATGGTAACAGTGACGTTGTTATTGATGGAGTATCCGAGAAAACGGATATCCAGTTGACGGAAGGAGAGAGGCTGTTTACTGTTGGCGAGGTTTCAGTAGAGTCCGGAGATATGAAAGCTCCTGATGATCTCACAGGATTAATATCTATAGAGAAGGGAGGAGAAACATATCATGGGTATATTAAAGACGGTAAGTTTAATTACGGCCGTTCTGAAGCTGCTAAATATACTTTGATAGTAGAGAGTATAAAATAAGGTGAAATCGTTCATAATTACGTTTTTAATTCATATATTTGCTACGATAACACAGGTCAAGAGGCTTGTAACCCAAATTCGGACTAAAGGACTATGATTAAGATAGGTGATATATGCCCATTGTTCTTTTCGCCAGTTAAGGACAAATATGCAATCGATGTAGATTACATTCAGAGGTTTCATACAACTGATAAAATACTCCTGCAAATATTTGCGGATGACGGAGAAGTAGCTTCAGCCTCTCTTAACGATCTTATCAAAGGAACTTCTTCCAATATCCAATTCCAGACTTATGAGGTAAATGCATCTGTTATGATGTATTATGTCGTGTTTACTTCACTTCCGGATTCAGTCTATAGTATAACTTTTGAAAGGAAAGAATCTGAGCCATTTGAAGTATGTTCCGATTCCAATATCTTGGAAGAAACCGCATTGATTCGCTATTCACACAAAGATAATAATTCTGCTTTTGATAATATCTTCTGGATAGGAGATACTCAACAGGTATTCGAATGGAGAGTGGAAGCTGGGTTTAAGCCGGCAGGATATTCCGCAAAGATAGATAATGAACAATACCGCAATCAAAGACAAGAAATAGAAGAGTTATATGCTGTTCCATATGATTCGTATGTACTTACAATAGGAAACTCGTGTGGTGTCCCGTATTGGTTCGGAAGGCATCTTAACCGGATATTGTGTGTGTCTATGTTTGATGTGAATGGAGAAAGATATGTAAGGTCCGAGAATTCTGTTCCAGAGATAAGTCAGGTTATGGAAGACAGCCAAATGTTTTTCGTGACTATTGCATTGGAACCACAGGAAAATTCTATTTCCGGTGTTGGCGGTGCTCCTGAGCAGGCGAGCAGCGCATCTATTGTCGGTTTTGTCGTAAATAACCCGAAGGAGGGGGAAATGTTGAAATATAAAGAAAGCGAAGCGGCATTCATAAATACTTCACGAATTTGACATGAAAAAGAATATAAGCAAAATACAATGGTTTGGTTCAGAAATTGAAAATGGGAAAGCAAAAGCTCCCGTCATTTCTCCTGATTCTATGTCGCATTTGGAAGGGCTTAATCAAGGAGAATTTTATATCTGTAATGCAGACGAAGATCCGGCTATATTTATACGTACCAACAGGGATAATGTAGTAGCATTTAAGCTTGCTGCGGATGTTGACATGGAGGCTTTGAAAAAGGTTTTTCTCCGGAAAGACCAAAACGACACCACCCCTTACAAACTGACCATCCGTGGTGGCATTGAAACCGGTTGGGACCAATCTCAGGCAGAGCCTACCGCTTCTCTCTCTGAGGATGGCATATTAAACGCTGCCGCAGCTATATTGAAGGAATACATCTCTTCTCCGAAGTTTGTTCCGGGATTCACAGGCGAAGGCTTTAAAATATATAAAGACGAGTATGGCAACTGGCATATAGAATGTGATATTCTAGATGTGAGGAAAGTTATGAATGTATTTGAGTTGCTTATACAGAAAGTACGTTCAATAAATGGTGCTCTTGTTATAAGCCAAGCGAACGGTAAAGTCAGTGCAGTTACTGAGACTTCTGATTTGCAATCTTGGATTCTTGAATTTGAGGATGAAGATGAAACATTCCAGGCGCACGACTTAGTGAGGTGTCAAGTATTTGATAGAAGAATAATCCAGTCACCGGCTTTTGATTTTACAAAATTTACAGCCTATTTATATGATGGTTCAGCCATAGATGATAGCGTAAAGATAACGAACACAAGCATTGAGTTTAGCATGAATAATTCAGCAAATTCAGGCTTTCAACTTTACATGTATCCAGAGGGACATGTAGCAGATGCTCCTATAACGACTAAAGAATGCAAATTAGAAATATCTGGTTTGTATGATGGTGCTATGGCTGTATGGAGTGGTTTATCAAAGGATGGAATCGGTTCTGATACTGTAGGAGGGCTTTTGACAAATGGCGAGAATGTAATTCGTGCCATCAATGTATCCGAAGAGATATACAACCTTGGTATAATGATTGTATTAGATTCCGGACATGGTAACGGAAAGGTTACTGTTACTCAAAAAATGGAGGATACATCATCTAAAAAAGGTAAATACTATTGGTGCGAAGTTGCGAGTGTAAATGGTAATCTCGTAACTATTCCAAAGTCTGAGTTTGAAGGAATTATACCAGTAGTAGGTGATGAAGTTGTACAGATGGGTAATACTGAGAATCCTCTTCGTCAGAGCTTGATATATATGTCAGCTGCCGAGGATGGCAAGCCTAAGATTGAGATATTAGGTGGAGTCAAGACTAAGTCATTTGCCGGAGCGTCTCGCTCTGTATTTGGGAATTTAGATCATATAACTGACCCGGATTTTCCGGATAATATGCAGCCGCACGATAATGGTGTATATACAAATAACGGTTATTTCAAAGGCATCTTCATCCTTCGCAACGGAAAGACCATCGAGCAGGAGTTTGAGTCAACCAACAAGGAAATAGACATCGCCAAAACCGATGCGAAAGCAGCCCAGGACAGATTGAACACCTGGGCGGATGATGGTGTCATATCACCAACCGAAAAGACCGCGTTAAAGCAGGAAATGGAGGCTTTGAAAGCGGAAAGAGATTCTATTCTGGCTAATGCAACACGGTATGGCATTGATACCGTTGCTTATCGGAATGCTTTCAACGATTACTATCATGTGCTTGAAACACATTCGGCGAGCGAGCCAGAGAACATACCGGTTAGCGCTTCATTCAAGACTCTTCAACAGGCTTATTATGATCAGCAGAGGGTAATTATAGACGCTATCAACTCTGCTTCATATTCTTATGTTGGGGAAAAGGTTAAGATTGAGACTGACACGATTATGGAGGCTTTGTTCGGGCAGATTACGTTGGCTGTGAAGGGTGAGGTGAGTAAACTGAATATTGGTTCAAGTAACATATTAAATGGCTCAAGTGAATATTGGTTTAATCAATCTGATTATCTGTCAAATGTAAGTCTAAATTATAACGCTACATCAAATGGATGGGTTACAGTTTTAGGTAGTGGCGCATTCAACTGTTACAAGCAATGGATGAATGTAGATAAGACAGCCATAACACCGGGTAAAAAGTATACTTTAGGAATAGATGTTAGTATAGGCGGGAATTACTTCCATACAACAGGATTGTTTTTCAATATTCGGTATTACGAGGGTTCGACTGCTAAACTTATAGCCGATAAGACTATCGATTTACCCAATGAAGCGAAATGGACCCGATATTACATCACCTTAGAGATACCCGCCGTACTTCCTTCCGGGGTAACTCTCAATGACCTTATGTTTCTGTGTGGATTCACCGGAAACAATACAAGTACGGGGCAGGGGTTAATCATTTCGTATAAAAACATAAATCTCGTTGAGGGCGACGTAGGTACTGCGTGGAGTCCTTCTGCCAATGACATAGAAAGTTCTGCATCAGAAATAGCCAAGACCTACACCGACTCAGAGATAAAAGTAACGAAAGGGTTAATTGAAAGCAAAGTCTCCCAAACCGACTTTGATGCTCTCGGACAGGTTGTATCCAATCAGGGCACTGAGATCTCTCAGACCAAGACGGATATCAACCTTGTATCAACGGTATCGGGCAATGCACGTTTGATTGCCCTTGCTATGAGTAAGGGGAAGATGTTGAATCGTGATCCGGAGTTTAGGAGCGGGATGAACGGCATTGGAAGCTACAATAATAGTGGTAATGGTATGGTTGCAGTTGAAAGAGCGGCAGATATTAATTTGCCTAATCAATCCGGATATAAAATTAAAATTACGACGTCTGGGGCTGTAGAACCGGGTTTAGGTGGGTTTACTTTTAACACTAAATCACGTGCAAACGCTGTATTTATTACCCGGTTTATCGCATGGATTCCCGCAGGTCTAGCAATTGAATGGGGTTCAAATGCCATAGGTAACGGTGGTACATCAAAATGGCTTACTAACAATGTTGGTACCGGTGACTGGGAGGAATATGCGTATTATGTCAAATGTGGTTCAAGTGGTACATTTAGTGGAACTAACTTCTTTTATTTAGCAGGAGGTGATGGCAGTTTACCCGTCACCTGGTACCTTGCCTTTGCCACGGTCTACGATGCCGGCTCTATTGATGACACTCCTACAAAGGATGAATTAAAAACTGGAATCACTATTAAGCCGGGTGCTATCAATATATTCGGGCAGGATATCAGTATTGCAGGCATGGTTACTTTTTCCGGCTTGTCGGCATCCGAGCAGCAAAATTTCAAGGGTAATACAGGACCACAAGGCCCGCAGGGTCCCCAAGGTCCAACTGGACCTACCGGTGCTACTGGTGCTACCGGATCTATTGGTCCTATTGGCCCGCAGGGACCACAGGGATCTCAGGGGCCTAAAGGAGATACCGGTGCTAAAGGTCCGCAAGGAGATAGAGGTCCGCAAGGGCTTCCAGGGCCACAGGGTCCTCAGGGTGCAACTGGTCCACAAGGACCTCAAGGACCGCAGGGATTCTTGGACGCTACCGCTATGCGTAACTTGCAGAATGATTTCGCAACAAAACTCGGATATTCTTCGTATGACCAAATGGCTTCGTATGCTACTCAGGGAAAAACTATTATCAATGGTGGATTGATTCGAACGAACTTGATAGATGCAACCGCAATCGTTACCAATGCCTTAGCGGCTGGTCGAATTACAACAGGAAACATTACGGTAACGAATGGTGCTCAAATTGGGTATTTTACGATTCAAGATAACGGATTGTATTCAGATGGACTATCTACTGTGATTACGATGAAAAATTCTTCCGGTCAGGTTATTATAATACCTCAGATGATTACTATAACTCGTAATGACGGTGGAGCATCTATATCTACATCAGGTAATAGCTATGTGGATTTGAACGGTACAAATATAAATCTTGCAGGCACCGTAGCAGTCAATATCAATAGTAAGTTGATTACAAATGGTATCGTCAAGATGACTCAGGGGTTAATATTTAGAACTCGGGTTATATCATCATCTATCGCTTTGGATAGTAGTGATTGCTTTGTTGTATGTACTAATTCTGGTAGTATAAATGTGACCCTTCCAGGATATCCAGAGGTTGGGCGATTTATCTATGTTCGTAGAAGGAATGGAAGTGTAACTATTTATGGTGGAACAAATAGTATTTACTCAAACAAAGTATTATCGTCAGCTACTTTAGGTAATAACTCAGACCTATTTATGTTTGTCTTTGATGGGACATACTGGATTTTAAATTATTGTGGAGTTTAATATAAATATATAGAGTATGAAAATAGATTTTAGAAAGATCGTGGTTAACGATATCGAAGGAAATGTCTTGATGAAAGAGGTTGAGAAGAGAGACTCTGAGGGCAACATTGTCGGGACGGAGAGAGTGATTGATTACAAAGATGTAAGCAAGGACTTAGGTAATGCTATTTACTTTAATGTGAGTGACATCAAAGATCAGGAGATCGGCAGAAAGTTATATCTTGAAGGTGAGATTGAAGTCGATGGTCCCACTGCTGCTCTGATTAAGAAATTTGCAGATCAGATTTTCTATGCTTATGTAAAGTTCCCTCTCTTCAAATTGCTGGATTCAGCTTTGAATCAAAACAAAGAATAAACTTATTATGAACTTAAAATTAAAATGTTATGAACGAAGAGATTAAAATTGTAGCTACTGGTACAACAGAAGTAAATAGCTTTGAAGGAACTTCTTTAAGTATTCCGACCGTGAAGTATTCGATCAGATATACTTCAATCAATGGTAACAAACAGTCGATATTTGTCGGTGTAACCGATAATGCAACAGAAACGGTACCGAACGCCGACGGAGATGGCACACACGAAGAGATCAGAGAGATGCAGTTGGGAGAGGTCCGATTTGACCCTGTTCCAACTCCGCAGATAACTACTATTAGTTTTATCTACACGAATGACTTTGAATGTTATATGTCTGATATCCGTAAGATCATTGACCAGATCACTAGTGATAAGTCATAGCATAAAAAAGCCCACCTCACCTTCACAGGCAAGATAGGCTCACGCATTTATCTAGTTTTAATTTAATTATGTAATCTGATTACAAATGTAGTATTATTATTTAAAAAGACAAATATGCAAGACAAATCAATACATCAATTCTCTTCTGGTCTGTTTGCTCCTGTAGCCGGAAGTTTCGTAATGGAAGCTATAGAGCACATGATCCCATGGTTGATCACTATGTTCTTTGTAATACTGTGTGATTTGGCCACGGGGTGCAGAAAGAGCTTGTTGATGGGTGAGCGCGTGAGGTTTAGTAGGGCTTGGCGGGCTACAATGGGTAAGATGGTTACCTATTTTAGCTTTGTAATCATGGTGGTGATGATAAACGAGGCCAGTGGTGGAAGATATAACATTGATATATTTGCTTGCTTATCTGTCTGCTTTATCGAAGGTTGCTCTATCATATCGAATATTCTTAAGCCCAAGGGATATGATTTTAATCTGATAGTAGCTATTGGGTTATTCGCTAAAAAGGTATTCAAGATAGAGAAAGAAGATTTAAAAGAGGTGATAACTAAAAAGGAGGAGGACAAAGAATGAATGATATGAAAGTTCTAATTGACAATGGCCATGGCGAGAATACACAGGGAAAGTGTTCACCGGACGGAAGGTTGCGTGAGTGGGCTTATTCCAGAGAGATAGCGGATATGGTCGTTTTCGGGCTGAGAAAGCATGGTGTTGACGCGGAACGCATCGTAAAGGAGGATGTGGATGTTCCATTGTCTGAGCGATGCAAACGTGCTAATAATATTTATCGCGATTCTCAAAAGAACGCTATTCTGGTATCCATTCATTGTAATGCGGCCGGTAACGGGACAAGTTGGATGAATGCTCGGGGATGGGGTGTATATGTCAGTGATAATGCTTCTTTTAATAGCAAAAGGTTGGCTTCCTCCCTTGCGGAAGTAGCGGAAGGTAAAGATGTGACAGTACGCAAACAATCTCCCGGACAAGACTATTGGGTGCAGAACTTGGCTATTTGCCGGGATACGAACTGCCCCGCTATATTGACAGAGAACTTCTTCCAGGACAACAAGGAAGACGTGGAGTTCTTATTGTCGGCTGAGGGCAAGCGGACTGTGGCAAATATTCACATAGAAGGTATTATTAACTATTTAAATTCAAAGTAACATGGCTCTAACAGATTTAACTTTCAGCAAACAGGGTGAAGCTTATGTATCGGACCCTGTGCAACTTCAATCGGATGCAGGCCTTCATCTTGAATTTGCAAGTGAAGATAAGGAAAGAAATAACGTCGCTCTGCTTCAGAGTATGACAAATGGGAATTATGTTCCTTTCGGATCATACAACTATGTGGGTAGCACAATAGATGTTGCTATTACAGGAGTGATCCCGGGCATGTATATCAAAGTGCAGTCTATCTCACAGCCTACTTTGGCTAAAATTCTTGTATCGGAATGAAAGTTTCAATCAATCAGGTAAAGATTAACCGCGTTGGCATTAACACGGCTCAGGTTAGGGGAATACGTCTTGGATCAGCTTCAAAGGGAGGGCAAACTTCTCCTTTTCACCCGTCCCTTGTAGATTATTGGAACTTTAAAGGTAAGATCAACTCCGATAAAGATAGGAATACTATCAAGGGAATAAAAGGTGAAATATTGACCGCGTATAACTTCGGTTGGAGCTTAGGCAGTGGATATGGTTTATATAAAGAGAATTATAATTCTGCTAAATATAGAAAGTTTAACGGAAGTAGAGCTGTATTTACTAATACTGATAATTCTATACATATTACAGAGTCTTTAGATAGTAGTTCTTTTATAGAAACCCAAAACACTCAATCTGCAAACGCTTATTCTATTAAAGTCACAGGATTAAAACCAGGAATTGCTTTAGAATATAGATATGTTCTTCCAGATGTAGAAGGTTTAAGAACAATAGCTATAGTTGAAGATGGAGTATATAACCTACCTCAAACTGGAAATTCTTTTAATGGATTTAGATTTACTGGGTATTTAGGTGCTTGTAATATAACTATTAAGCAGATCCCTGAGTATGAAGGAGCAATAGTTACTGATGGTATAGATGACTATCTGAAACTTGATAAGGTAGGATATAAGATAGGAACTGTTATAGTTAAATATGTCCCTATTTCAATACATGGAGGATGGAATACTGTATTTGATACTTATAATGACGTTTATGTTGATAAATGTATTATGTTCTATAATAATACCCTTGAAAATTGGGGTTCTACTATGAACAGAAAAATTATAAATGATTATTCTGCATTTGTTAGCGATACTCCTAAAAATGTAGATGTGCCTTTATATCTTGCAGCAAGGTATGAAAAGACAGCTAGAGATTGTCTTTCTATGGCTCTATATGAAATGGCTATTTATAGCGAGATACTCACTGCTGAAGAAATTCAGAAAGAAATCAACGTCATGAAATATGGTACTCCAAATCCAGTGTTTGCATTGAACTTTGATAACTTTGCATATAAAGCCGTTGATTATCCTGAATTTGCTACTGGTAAAGTTACAACAAATAAAATTGTAGTAAATAGTACTACTGCAACCTTTAATGGTATTATTGCAACAGCTACGAATCCCGAAGCAGATACCGGAGAGCCGATTGAAGTACCGTCTTACAAAATAAAAGTCACAGGACTTAATCAGTATAGCGTTGGTGAAGGTAATTGGGCAGTTGGATTAATGGGAATGATGATTGATTCAACTAAAGACCCTTGGACTTATCCTATATCTAAAGATGGAGTTTACGATATACCGGCAATTTCATTGAGTGATGGGATTTATAATTTAGGAATAATGGCTCAAATCGCAATCGACAAGCCTATTGAGATAGAAGTCCTCTACGATAAGAATGTCACAAAGAGCTTTCCGGAGAACAAACAAATATTCCCTTAAAGTTAATAAGAAAGTTATGAAATACGTAATTGTAACAGTAGAATGGTGTCTGGATCACGGTATAATCGTTCCGGCACAGGCGAGAAGATCAGTTGACGGATTGAAAGTGATCCTGCATGAAGAGTATATTGATCCGGTGTTGAGAGATCGGGATAAGCTGACCGCATACCGGCATGATTCGTCCGAGCTAAGGAGTATATTGAGCGGTCCTGAGTGGACGGTTCCACAAGAGGGGGTATTATGAAGCGGTTGATATTTGTCGTTTTGCTAGTGTCGGCAATGTGTTTCACCGGATGTAGGACTACTCAATACGTACCGGTTGAAACCATTAAGACCGAGTATAAGACCCGTGACAGTATCCGTATTGACAGCGTGTACCGCCGTGACAGCATTTATGTAATAGACAGGGGTGATACAGTGTACACATACAAGGATCGGTATCTATATAAGTATTTATATCTTAATCGTATTGATACTGTGATTAAGACGGACAGTATTCAGATACCTTATCCGGTTGAAAAGGCGTTGACCAGATGGCAGAAGGCAAAGATAGAACTTGGCGGATGGGCATTTGGCGGCTTGATATGTATCGCTCTTATTTTATTGTATATCTGCATTAAAAGGAAAGGAGGATAATATGAAATAATATTCTGATTTGCCGGTGGTAGAAGGCCGGCATAGGAAACACCATTAACAAACGCATTCTTTAGGGGCAAAGAAGTAAAAGAAAGCCTCACTACCCGTCATACGACTACCAATCAGAAACGGGCAAACATCGTCGGAACACTGTTAGGAGGCTTTCAAAGTTAAATAACAGTGCCTTCGATGTTTTGTTTTATAATCTAATATGTTCTTTAGCATGAAAATTGTTGATATGTATCAAAAGGTAGTAGCGGTAGTCTGTCAGACGACGGGAATAGACGAATATTCAATGTTTCATAGTAACAAAGAGGTCTGTGTTGATGCCCGATCAATACTTGTAAATGTGCTCACAGAAAGGGGAATAACAGAAGGAGAAATATCATACCTTACCGGGCTAACTCAACAGTGCGTTAATAAACTCAAGAATAACTTTTCTATCCGCACCCGTAAATGGAGTGTCACAACAAATCTACAATCAGTTTACAACGAGCTTACAACGATATAATTTAAGTACAACGGATTTATCGTGTTCTTTGTGATGCGGTTAATATTGACCGTGTTATAATTGTATAATTAAATATGAGTGAAACAAAGACTTACGTATTCCCGGAAAGCGGGAGTGGTGGAGGAGGCAGTATGCTTGGTATGCTTGCCCCCTTATTGCAGAAAAACGGTCTTGACCCCAATTTGTTGCTTGCAATGAATAATCGTGGCGGTATGTTTGGTGGTGATGGCTCTTCTTTCCTTTGGATAATCTTCCTGTTCTTCCTGTTCCCATTGTTTGGACGCAATGGCTGGGGAAATAATGGAGATGGCGGAAACGGTGGCGGATTTGCTGGAGCCGGTATCCCTAACTTAATTAATAACGATGCAGGAAGGGAGTTACTTATGAGTGCAATTCAGGGGAACGGACAGGCAATCAACAATCTGGCTACTAATTTAAACTGTTCAATCGGTCAGGTTCAGAATGCTATCAATGGGGTGATGTCACAGGTGCAACAGGTAGGAAATCAGGTTGGTCAAAGCTCAATGCAGATTATCAATGCTATCCAGCAGGGTAACTGTCAGATCGCTCAACAGATTGCTTCATGCTGCTGCGAAAACCGTCTGGCGATCTGTCAGCAAACGAACACATTGCAAAATGCCATTAACGGTGTTGCGACTGGTCAGGAAAGAGGCTTTGCTTCTGTTGCATATGAAACTCAACGTCAGACTTGTGATCTGCAAAATTCCATCAAGGATAGCACACAACAGATTCTTGCCGGCCAGCGTGCGGCTGAAATGCGCGAAATGCAGAACAAGATTGATAAACTTCGTGAGGAGAATAGCACATTTAAAAGTTCTGCAATGACCTCTCAGATCGTCGGACAGGCAACGGCTCCTCTTGGTGCAGCTTTAAATGATTTGAGTGCTCGTCTTGCGAAAATCGAATGTAACCAGCCGGAAGTAGCGAAGGTGCCTTATAGTCCGGTTGTAGGGATTCCGTCTTGCGTTGCAGCTCAGTATGGTCTTTACAATGGTATTGGAGCATGGGGCAATTTTAATGGTTGGGGATAAAAGGAAGGAGGCATTATATGGCATTCATTAGTCCTTTTATCATGGCAAATAAGAATGGTATTCCAAGATTGGAAAGTACAGGTGTTACCGTAGGTACTACCAACGTACGTTTCTCTTTTCGGAATCATCCGTTCCTTTCTGCTCCATTTAGTGGATTGATTCTGTTCCGTTTGGCACAGCCGATCCCTGCCGGTACTACCGGTACATTGCCGGTAGTTTTTGATACCAACGGTGCTACTCAAGCACTGACTACGATTGCCGGCGCAGATGTTACTGCTTCGGATATTACCGGTACCGGAATTTATCTGTGCTACTACGAATCAGGTAGCAACACATTGCAAATTCTTACCGGAGTAGTTTAAAACAATGGGCGGGAGTAATCCCGCTCCTTAAAGAGTTTATTGATTATGCCTTTTCAGAATCTAAGAGTAAATAGTGAGTTTTTCATTTTGCATAGGGATGGTACTCCATATATAGAGGTCGGCTCTGTTTCCGGAGTATCTAATCCTGTTCCTGAGTTTATGCAGCAACCCCTTCCTTATGGACAACCTCCTAAGATGGTGGTTGATATAACTATCAAGGTAGGTGAACAGACTGTTACCTTTCAAAAAATACCTGCCATGTCTGATATTGCTGATGCAAATTTTCCAGGTGGAGGTAATATGGTAATATCCGGTTCAAGAGAATCTATGAATGCGGAAGTGGCGGCTATGCGAAATCGTTCTTCTGAGATATTAGGAAGTGTCGAGCATCATAAGTCTGTGATGGAATCATGTGATAAAATGCTCCAGGTACTTAACCCCGAATTTGCAGAAAGACAGAAGCAGGAAGCGGAGAACAAAGCGCTTCGGCAAGAACTTAGCGAATTGAAAGCTATGATGGCTGATTTCTTTAAGTCCTCTGAGAAGGCTGCAAGTAGTAACAATTCTAAAAAACAATAAGTATGATGATGATTGAAATTTCCGAAAGCAAGGTCGAGAAAATGTCCGACTACGCTGAAAAGATGCTTCGCTACGGTGGTAAGCTCATGCAATGCATAGAAGAGCTTTCCGAGGGTGAGGGCATGGGTGAACGCTGGGATGAAGATCGTAGATATGATGACGATCGCTATTTTGACGAAGAAACCATGGGTGAACGCGGTGGTTATGGCCGAGGTGGTAGTATGGGACAGAGACGTGGGGTTCGTGGAACTGGACGTTATTCCCGTTATCGTTAAGTTTAACTGGGGAGGACTTGTGTCCTCCCTGTAATTATTAAAATGTCATGAGAAGAGAACCATTGGATATATATGACGATAGACCGAAGGATATGATTAATTACTTAAAGTACAATTCATATCATTTTAATAAGAAAATGTGTGAATTTGCAGTTAGCAAAATGAAAAGGATTAATCCCGCTACTGGCAAATTAGAACGCATTGAAATGGCTGATAAAGAAAAAGTAAACGAACTGCTGGCTAAATATGGAATCGTATTGAAGAATAATGTAATGTATGATTATATATACGTCTATAATATGGCTGTGAGCGATTTCTTCAAAAGTTCACTGCCAGATGAAAAGAGTCTTGCTCTGTTTATCAAAGATTACGTGGATGATGAAGACCAAGCAGATGGATTTATCTTCAACAGATGGTATGCTGACACCGTTAGAAACGGAACACCTATTGATTGGGAAGATATGCTTTAGTTTTTTTTCAAATTGGCAACAAATATATTATCTTTGTAATATAACTAATTGATTGCTAATATGAAAAATGAATTTTGGAAAGCTGTTGAAGGCTATGAGGGATATTATGAAATATCAAATAAAGGAAGAATAAAGTCAATAGATAGGATGGTAAAGCAAGGTGGTTCATTACGTATAGTAAGAGAAAGGTATAAAAAAATACATATTGGTCCCTATGGGTATCCTTGTGTTACCCTATGTAAAGATCGAAAATCGAAAAGCATACCTGTACATTTGCTTATGGCAAGAAATTTTATACCAAACCCTTTAAATAAGCCATTTGTTGATCATATAAATACGAATAGGGAAGACTATAGGATTGAAAATTTGCGGTGGGTTACTGCAAAAGAAAACGCAAATAACCCATTGACATTAAAGCATTGCAAAGAAAAAACTTACATAAGTGACGTGTCATTACGAGCTAATATAACCAAACGTAAAAAACAAACTAAGACTGCTCCTAAACCAGTCTTCCAGTTTGATAAAAATGGCAATTTTATTAATGGGTATGAAAGTTCAAGAGAGGCACAGAGACATACAGGGATACATGCAAGTTCAATTAGGGATGCCTGTATCGGTAAAAGATATTCTTCTGGAGGTTTTTTATGGAGTTACTCAAAAGATAATATTCCTCAATACTCCATGCCTACCCATACTAATGCAAAAGCTATATTACAATTTGACAAAGAGGGAACTTTTATAAAAGAATGGGAGTCTCTAAAAGCCGTATGTAAGGTATATGGATCAGCACCTTCAAATCTATCAAGGAGTATAAAATTGGGTAGATTTAAAGGGAAATATATATGGAAATTTAAAAAACAAGATTAGCTATGATACGCCAGAAGTTTATTATAGAGAAGTACAGTTGGAACGTTTTCGTGTATTATGCCGTTGATTCATATTATATTGACGAAATAATTGACAATATGCACTCTATCGGCTGCGACGGTAATATGCTTCGTACTGCATATGATAACATAAACTCCGGCAATTTGAATACCGGAGTTACTTACTCTAATTTCGGCACCCGGGAAACAGTAATGGTTATTGCCCTTACTTCGTCCCCAAAGGAGTTTGCTAAATCATGGAGGCACGAATGTGGACACATGGCCACCCATATATGCCAGGCCCTCGGCATAGATCCGTACGGTGAAGAAATACAGTATATCGGTGATGATATTGTTGAAAAGACATGGGAATATGTAAAGTCATTACTATGTGAGTGTGATTGCTGTAAAAACAAGGTCAAACATTTAATACGTTAATTCATGAAAAATAAAGAAATTAAGAAAGCATTGAAAGGCGATACTCCTATTAATAGTATGTATGCTCTTATCCCAGATGGCAGGATGCGCGCTTTCAAAAAGTTTGCTGCCCGTTTTGGTTTTACTGAAGAACGGATAAAATCAGTTCTTGACAATGAAAAACGATAAGCTGGACATATTGTTGGAACAAGTCGATGATCGGTACCATTTCGATTTTTGTAGACTTCTGTTGGTTATGTTATGGAACGTTTAGAAGAAATCTTTGACCGTACTATATCTACATTGATCGACATCGTCGATTCTGATATTCCGTATTGCGCTTTCTGTGCGATATTGGCGAAGGTGTATTGGATGTTGTGAAAATGTTCTATTTTTCATGTGGTAAAATTATAACCCACGTGATTTTTCTGACTAATTACTTGTTTTTAGTTCTGTTTTTCATCTTGTGAGATAAAATAGGCCTTTTTTGATTATTCTCAATGTATATTTGACATTTCTGAAATTATTTATATATTTGCAGTGCTTTGGGTTGTACTTATTAAAATTAGAATTAATCAGAGGATTAAGATATAGAAAGCTGTGTAGGTCGCAACCCCCTGCATGGCTTTCGTCTTTTTATCTCCGCATGAAGAAATGCGGTACGTCCTCGAACGAAAAGACTTTATTATGGACAACATTCAGATTTTTAAGAATGAATCGTTTGGTGAAGTTAGAGTAGCCGGAACAAGTGAAGAACCACTATTCTGCCTTGCAGATGTTTGTAGGGTTCTCGAAATTAAGAACACGAGTGACTGTAAATCGCGATTAAAACCAGATGGGGTAGTTCTTACCGAGGTCATCGATTCTTTAGGTAGAACACAAGAAGCAACCTTCATTAGTGAGCAAAATCTCTATAAAGTTATTATGCGGTCTGATAAATCACAGGCAGAACTTTTTCAAGATTGGGTTTGTGGTGAAGTGCTACCATCTATCCGCAAGCATGGCATATATGCTACTGACAATGTTATTGACCAGATATTGAATAATCCGGATTTCGGTATTGAGCTTCTCACTAAGTTAAAAGAAGAACGATCTGCACGCATTGAAGCCGAGAAACAGGTAGCTGTTCTTACTCATGTAAATAAAACCTATACATGTACGGAAGTTGCCAAAGAATTGGGACTTAAATCGGCAATTGAACTTAATAACCGTTTAAAAGAACTTGGTGTGCAATACAAAGTTAATCAGACGTGGGTGCCATATACTAAATACGCTACTCTTGGCTGGTTTGATATAAAGCAAGAGGTTGCTGACAATGGCCATATTATCTACCATAGAAAGATTACCGGAATTGGTAGGCAAGGTATCATCAATCTTATTAATCCTTAGTTCTTCAAAATATTGGCAGCTGTTGATACACTGTTTCAACACCTTGTTTTTTCTTTGTTTGTAAGTGTTTGTATAATAGAGTGTTATTGTTAATTGTCTTACTCCCAAACAAGGAG